TTAGATTAAAATCCATTGTGTGCCATCAAACACCATGGTCAATGAACCAAATGGAGCATTGATAGTGGCAGTGGCAGCACCGTCAATGGTGTCAGCACCTGTGGGTGTAATAGTAATAGGTGTTGCTGGCGCAGCCAAACCCAATCCATCTTTGATAGTGAACACTTTTCCTAGTACGCCTGCTGGCAAGTTCACTGCCACAGCAACTGGGCCGGGTACTTGAACACTGATGACTTCATCGGTGGTTCCACTAACTGCAACAGGAGTAGCCACTGCAACTCTAACAGCCAGAGGATTAATGCCACTGGCGCTGATTGTGATTGTGTTGGCACCTGTACCTGTTGTTGGCGCCACTGTAATACCTGCTCCTGCTAGTATCGAGGTTGGATTATTTGTATATGACACGATTGTCTTCCTTATAATTGTACCATGGTGCATCTTGCACTAGGTGATGCTGGCCTTGCTGGAGGCCCTGCTGTTGCCGGTACTGCTGTTAGAGTAACAGAAGTATCTGGACTTTCCCAGGCTATCTCAACATAGTCTCCTGCGTTGAGAGCCAAAATGTAACTCCACCCTGCTAAGAGAACAGTATTACTGCCAGTCAAGGCCAGGGTGGTATTGGTGTCAGGATATAATGCACCGTTACGACGAATCCAAATGTTGACATCAGTTTTTGGACCCGTGGTCTTTTCTAGTTGAACAGTAAACTGTAGGTTGTAGTTTGCTGTTCGTGATACTTGAAGTTGTGTACCCGGCAACCCTCCAACCACAGTTATTCCAACGTTAACTGCTGTGCTATCATATGCTACCAAATTAACACCGCTGGCAACTGGATTGGTCTGTGTGGCGGTGTTATAAAAATAGCCTTGATCAAGCAATGCCACTGGAACAGCAGACACAGTTCCGTCAGTTACTGATAGACCTGAGCCAACTTTCATCACACCAAAGTCAGCAATTGATGCCAGTGGTTCTTTGTAGCCCATTACACAATGCTCCATTCTGTGCCATTGAATATGAAAGTTAGACTTCCATAGTTGGTGTTAATAGTGGCAAAGCTTCCGTCAACTGTTTGACCTCCGCTGCCTGCCACAATGATAGGAAATGTCTGTGCATTACCTGAGCAGTCTTTAACAATGTAAACTGTACCCAGTATACCAACAGGCAATGTAATGATCACAGGTGCGGTATGATCTACGCACAAAAAGTAATCCGAGGCAGTGGGAGTGAAGGTTGGAGTTGTTACTTCTGTGGTTGGCACAGGACTTGGTGCTCCGGCCGGTCCTGGTGGTCCAGGTGGCCCGGGAGGTCCCGGTGGCCCTACTCCGCTGCTGTTGTAAAACACATCTGCGCCAGCACCACCATATTGTGCAACCACAGGATAAGCTCTGCGTACAGGTACTACTCTTCTCACAGGTCGACGACTATAAAAGCCTAGATTATTAAACATTGTGTTCCTTAGAATGTTCCTCGGCCACCCCACTTGGTGAGTAGGCTTTTAAATTTGTTTTCGGTTGTTTCTGTAGATTCTGGTTGGATACTATCTTGTGCTGTGGTATCTTCAATTTTTGTTTCTTCAGCTGGTGTTGCAACTGCATCGACCAGTGGCTTCTCGTTGTCAACTGCATCCCCTGGTGGTATTATGTTGGCTGGCTCCGATGCTGTTGTCGGAGAAGACGCAGCACCCGGAGCAGCTGGCGGAGTCAGTGTGTTGTAAATTTCCAATGCTTTTTTTACTATGTCTTGCTCAGTGGGATACGCAAACTTGATGCTGTATGGGGGCAACAACATGCCATTGGATTGCCATGAATTTAAAGCAGACACTTGCCATGCTTGGTAGGCTTCGTGTTGTCGCTTCATAAGTTCCTCATTGAGGCTTGATCTAGCAAGTCTCAATATTTCCATTAATTTTTTCTGATCAACGTCGCTCATGATGTATCCTTAACGAAGTAAAATAGTCAAAATTGTAGTGAGTATTCCGCCCAAGATTGTGATCAAGCTTCCTATCAGCAAGCGTCTACTCAGTCGCTCGTCTTGTTCTAAGACAGAAAATTTTTCTTCAAGCTTTTTAATTCTGTCCTCAATGAGAGACCGGCGTTGTTCGGCCAAGATCACATGCGTTTCAAGATTACTAAATTCTTGATTCTTGTTATCTGATAACCTGATCACTGACATATTACTTTACAAATAAACTTGGATATTGAGCAATAACACCTCTGCTAACAACATCGGCTATACTGCTAAAGCCTTTGTTAACATGATTGGCAATACCAGTAACAACTAATTTTTCTAAATTGTTGATAGCTTCTTCGTTTTCATTCCAATTTTCATCAAATCTAGAAACTATAGCTTTGGTCCAGGTTTGAACTAGGTTGGTAAACAGCTCATTTAGTAAGGTCTTTGGCCACTGAGTAGGATTCTGTTGATTTAAAAAATCAACAAGATCTTCAATAAGCTCTTCCCAGATCTTGTCAAATTTTTCTAAGTTGCGACGATCTTTTACTGCATCAACTACTTGTGTGCCTACCTTGGCAATCGCCGCAAGTTTATCTCCTACCAGGTTGCCGGCCGTGATGCCATAATATGGAACTAAAAAGTCTCCAATTGCCGTGCCTGCCTTTAAAAGGCGAGACTCAACTTGCGGCGTGCCAGGTAGATTGGAATTCATGCTAATTGAATAGTTCAACAGACTCCAAGCATACTTTGCCCATAGACTTCTAGAATCCATTCTGAATACCAAGGTAGCTTCGTTTAATACCACCATTGGCAGGTCTGTTCCAGGAAGTACTGTTCCAGGCAATGCCATGCCTAGTCGGGCCTGTTCTTGAAAATGTTCCTCGACAATGTTATGAGTAACTTTGCTGTACATATTGTTCTTTACCAAATAACTGTTGGTGTGGCAGTTTGTGTACCACCAATGGCTCCGGGGCCAATCACATTCATGTTTTGATTGGCAATGGCACTTCCTATAATTGAGTTGCCATAATTGTTGTTGAATCCATAGTACGGAGCTCCCCATGCATAGTATGGGTTAACAAAACCTCTGTAAAATGGATAATAATAACCTGTAAACATTTTTCACTCCTTTTAAAAAGATGGGTCAGCCTTGTGAGCTAACCCATCATTCAGCAGCCTATTTTATAACAGGCCGCCTGATCCGTAGTAGCCCCAGCCTGGGTAACCCCAGAATGGTCCTGGATAGCCATAGCCTGGGTAACCCCAGCCATAGTATGGAACAGCGTATGCTCCATATGGATAGCCAAGCCCGGCGCCTAGATAGCCACGCGGATAACTGTAACCCCATGTTCTATACATAGCGGTCCTCCTTTAGTTGCTTAAACAACTGTTGTTGGTGTAGCAGTTTGTGTGCCACCTACAGCGCCAGCGCCAATGACGTTAGAGCTTTGGCTAGCAATAGCACTATTCAACGCACTCAATGCGCTGTTAGTGTTTGCACTTTGGTAAGCAGCAACGGCACCACCATAAGCAAGACCTAAACCAGCGTACTGACCATTTAGGCCATTTAATGCTGTGTTTGTATTGATCAGTGCGGTGTTGAGGTTCTGAGTGTTCAGGTCAACAATTAGACGACGAGTAGCTTCAGCTTGCTCCATTACCAGACGCTGTTGAGCAGCACTTGTGGCGCCAATCTGTGCATCTGTGCGAGCAGCAGCCAGCATAGCTTGTAGCGTACTGTTGGCAATTTCTTGCTTGATAGCAGCTAGTTCGCTGGCGTCGTGTAGTGCAACTTGCATTGCACGGTTGTTGATATCATTGGTTTGTGCAACTTGAAGTTTGTAGTTTTCAAAAATACTATCTGAAACTTTTTCTCTTACACCGTTAACTTGTCCAGTTAGTGCAAAGAAAGGATCAGTTGTTAGACTTGTCATGTCAGCCATGTTAATTTTTCCTTTAAGTAAAAATGTCACTACAATAAAATCAATTTATTTGCGGTAACACAATTACTTAGAATAAAAACAGCTGACCTTGATCTAGCTAAAGTATGATATTAACTCCAGTATTAGAAAACCAACTCATAAAAATCCCCTTGACGGGGATTTAAACACTCATGGTCTGTATACCTGACAGAGCTAACTGCGTTCGGTTTCTTACTCTGTAGGATTTTAAAATTGCACTCACGTGAACCTTAACTGTGCTTTCGCTGATGTGTAAGATCTGAGCAATCTTTTTATTGCTAGCACCACGCCGGCATATCAAATCTAAGATTTCTTGCTGCCTTGGGGTTAGCTGTATTTCTTCGCTTGCTCGCCGACTACGAATCACTGCGCCCGGTAACTTCTCAATGATGTGATTAGGCCAGTAGGATTCGCCACTCAATAGCTTTTTGGTTGCTGTTAATGTTTCATCAACATTCCAGTCATTGCTGGGTACTATTCCCTGCATTCCAGCTCGCTTGCATTCTTTGATTAGACTACTTGGTGTGTTGGCATTAACGCCAAGGGCAACAGTATATTTTTTATTTAATCCAATGAGCCTGGACAATAGATCTAAGGTTGTCATGAGTTCACTGGGAGAACATTTGTTGGTTAGCAAGATGTCTGCATTGAAAGTTATAAGGTCAGGTGCAAGATATAAAGCTGTGCCAAGGTTGCTTAGATCTCCAAGCACTCGCAGACTACAAAAATTTTCTTCGTGTATTTTGTCAAAATACTCTGGGCGAATCTTCCCTTTCCAATCAGGTTTAAAATTTATAACCATGGGCGAACCTGGAGAATCTGAAAAATACAACATAAGAGGCCTTTCAAGTGTAGTACTTAAAACTAAATCTGTAAGGCCAACCCTTTAGGAAGTAGTAGATAAACATCAGTATTATAAATCTACGAAAAACGCAAAAATTACAAAATTTGTTAATGTTTCTACATTGTAGCTTGATAGTCAAACAAAGTCAAAAAAAAGCCTGCTCATTGAGCAGGCTGTGGTAATCTGAGTCTTGGTCTTTTTATTCAATCATGCGGATCTTTTTACGAGCCACAATGTGGCCAACTTCATGCTCAACAATCTTGGCATGATTTTGCAGAGCCTCAGACTCTGACACCCAACGGCCAACCACTGAGCTGTTGCCATTGGGATAGAAAACACAGGTTTCATACGCAGCCTGACCCAAAGCCGCATCATTGAGGTCAACGGTACTGATGGTCAGCTTGCCAATAGTGGTCACTGCCACTGGACTAGGCATGTTGAATGTGCCTTTAAATATTTTATCCATTGCTGGATCAACCACAGTAGTCATGTCAATCTCCCGAATCAATTTCGTGGCTACTGCCACAATGTTTACAAGTATAGCGAGTCAAACAACGACCCACTGTAGCACTGGTGTATTCATGCTTGCAAGGTGTGCCATCGGGCCGAAGCGGAACACGACCCGTGGGTCGACCGTACATGGTTTGCCCACCACAGTTATTGCAAGCCAAGGTATCAGTTTCCTTATCATACCCAGCATAGACATGCTTGTATTGGTCATTGCCCGCAGGGCGGCGACCAGTACCATTACAAACAGGGCAAGTTCCGTGGCTCATAGTTTACTCCAATTTCTAGTTTACAGTTGATATTCTACACAATTTTGGGCAAGTGGTCAAGTCTTAAAGCAGGTCCAATGCTGTTTGCAGGTCCTCAACAGAACGAAACACCTGCCCGGTAACTTCCCGGCTGGTTCTCAAAATTATAAAATTGCGGTTATAAATTTCCACAGTGGCGTCTAGAATGCGAGCACGACCAAAAGTCACGCTCAGGTACTTGGTGCCTTTCTTGTTGACATGATCGCCAGTGAGCACACCGTAGGGTGCAGAGAAGTTCTGAGCCTGTGCCCATTCGTAAACTGCGGTTTGAATTTCTTGGCTGTTCATTTCTTAAGACTCTTAAAAAATTCTTCTTTATTAGTGACAGATATACCAGTAACCTTCCAGGTAAAACCAATGGATTGGGCCAATAATGAAACCTGCTGTTTTCCAGAATTATCAAAGCAATTATATTGCGCCTTACCAAAACCTATTAGCTCTACTTTACAGTTTGTAATTTTATTTTGATCTCTTTTGACAATCATAGTAGCTATACGATCGGGGGTAACCTCATTGAGTAAATTTTCAACAAAAGCAGGAATCATTAAGGTTGCTATTCCTCTTGCAAATCCTTTAAAAGGATTGCCTGTTAAGTCCTTGTCAAGATCATTCAAGATAATAGCTGAAGCTTCGGTTAAAATGCTCTTAATATCTGAACGAACTTCATTGAAGTCCACATGCTCTTTAAGCATCATTTTTATAGATGCTTCGTCGCCAGAGTCAATAGTTGACTTTGCTTGGTATAGCGCGATATAAGGAGTCCCAACATGCACTATGGAAGTGATACTGAGACCAACGACAGCAGTAACAATTAATTTTTTAAGCATATTAATCACCACTGATGATAGATAACCATGTGATCCACGCCAGGCACATTGCCTACGGGACGATAAATCTGCTGTTCGCCGTCCCACTGGTCCGAGTCAAACAGTACATCGTGCTCACCAACAGGCACAAAGCGAACTTCCTTGCCAGTGTGATGGCTTACTATAAAGAACTCACTGGGCATACCAAAGAACTCACTGGCTAACTTTAGCACACGACGACCTTTGTCGTACTCACAGAGCTTTAATGCAATGCGCGGTAACTCCTGGTTCATGTTAGACTCCTGCGTGAAGCGGGTTGCGTTGACGAAGGTGTGCCAGTGCGGCTTCCTTGGTTTCAAACCTGCCACTGATGGGCGTGTCATGCCGACCACGCACAATGTACCAGCCGTTGAGAATCTTGTTGAACACGATACGCATTTCAGTTACCCCACTTCAAGCCAAAGTTACGAGCACACACCGGGCCATAACCAACTGCAAGGCTACGGTCATCGGTAAGACCATGATTGCAAAAACTGCAACCGCCAGTGAGCCTACCATAGCGACCCGCGGCACCGGCCGGATCATCGCTAAAGTCCTTGACAGCTTCACACACCTGCTGGGTGGCAGCACGGGTTGCAAAGAACTCGCCTGTGGTGTCGATGCGACCAAAGAACTTGTTCTGACCAAAAGGCTGGCCATCAGTGATCATAATCTGGCCCGCATACTTGCTGTTGGGGCCAGCACGGTTGAAAACCACAGCCTGACCCGTGGCATCTTGAGTCTTGATTTTGACTCGCTTGAGTCGACGAGCCGCGGTGTCAAAAAGGTCCTGGATAGGCTTGAAGTCAACATTGACATAGGCCTTGGGTTCGGGCTTGGGTGCAGTGGCCCGCTGGGTCAGGGTATCAACCCAGGGCATCTGCTTGTCGCTGAGCTTTCCCCAGCGGTTGAAATTGGCAATCAGGGAGCCGGCAAAAGCGGCATCGCTTTGGCTCAGCTTGTCAACGACAGCGGCCAGTGCATCCACAGCCGGCTTTTGGGCGGCATCAACTTGCACGGGCTTACGGGTCTTGTATGCAAACATTTAGTGGCTCCTTTTTGCTTACTATGCTTCTATTATGCACTAGCTAGGACCAAAGGTCAACCGTTTTTTGGTCTAAAAACCACTTTTTTTCAGGATTTTTGTGGTTTTTTTGCCACAAAAATCAATGACTTAGTACACCCGCTAAGTCATTGATTTGTAACACTTTTATTAGTAGGCGCCCTGCCTTGCTAGCACCACGCCCGCAGTCCTGTAGAGGATAGAAAAATCAAAGCCCAAGGACCAATGATTTACATACCACTTGTCTAGGTCCACTCGATTGGCATAGTCAAGCTCGCTTCGTCCACTCACTTGCCACAAGCCAGTGATGCCGGGCTTGGCCATGAGGTAGTAGATTTGATCCGGCCCATATTTTTCCAGCTCTGCTTGCACCACAGGCCTTGGTCCAACCAAACTCATTTCACCTCGCAACACATTGAACAACTGAGGTAACTCGTCCAAGCTGGTTCGTCTTAGAAAAGCACCAAGCCTGGTAACTCTTGGATCATATTTGAGTTTATGATCTTGTTCCCATTGAGCCCGCAGGGCTGGGAAAGTAGCCAGCAAAGTTTGCAGATGTTGTTCGGCATTGGGAATCATGGACCGAAATTTATAGCAAGGAAACAGTCGTCCTCCCTGGCCTACTCGTTGGTGTGAAAATATAATGGGCCTGCCTTGTAGCCCCACAGCCACAGCAATTAACAACATCAGGGGCGATAGTAAAAGCAACAACAAGGCTGACAGCACTAGGTCAAACATTCGTTTAACCTGCCAGCCTGGCCACTCCTTCATGTTATGACTCCTTTGTACCGTCAGCGATAATAGTAGCGTGGTCGATAGTAGTGCGGAGTGTAGTGACGATGATAATAGTAAGGACGATAGTACTGGTACCTTACCACAGGCGGTGACACATACACAGGACTGGGTTCCACATAGGTGTAGCCTGTTCCGTGTACTGCACAACCGCTGAGCACAACCAGCGATCCTAACGCGACCGCTGTATGCAGTAGTTTTCTCATGTGAGCCTCCTTGGCTCGTTGTGACATCCTTCTGCTCCAGCAGAAGGTTACATACTCCAGTAGAGTTCCGAGCTTGGATCACAGCACCGCGGAGTATCTCGGGCAATGACCACTTCTGCACCACTCATAAGGTTGCGAACAACCTTGTAGGTTTCGTCAAACTCAAGATGGTAACCATCCTGGGGACGATACAATGCATGGCGCAGATCGGCTACTTCTTCCTGCATCCAACGAGGCGTGACATTGGTGTACTCATAGGTACCAACCATGCGCTCGCCACTGCGGCAACGACGGTCCTTCTTGAAGACCTTAAGGGTGTAACTTTGACGGTCCATGTTGCTTCTCCTTAGAGTGTGTTAAGAGCAGGCTTCAGTTGAGCAGTCAGCTCACGCTCGCGAGCGTGAGCGGCAGTCTTACCACGCACCACTTCCAGCAGGTACGGAGTAAAACCTTCGCGACCATATTTACGCAGAGCCTCGCACAAGAGCCAGTCTTTGCTCTCTGTACGAGCGCGGCTCAGGTGACGGTTAAAGCGGCCACGAACTGAGCTAAGAGCAGTACCGCTGACCACGGTAATACCAATGTAGCTCTCGCCAGTAACTTCGCAATAGAGCTCATAAATCGCATGGTTGCGATCTGAGCGGCGCTTGCGGGTGGTGGGTTTCTTACTGTTCATGCTCTTATTATAGTGCTTCTGGACCGTGAGGTCAACCGTTTTTTCGGCTAAAAAAGCACTTTTTTGGGCTAAAAAACCCTTAAAAATCAATGACTTAGCTGATGCTAATAAAATCAATGACTTAGCGAGCCCCTAAATTGTGGCATTTTTGCAACAAAAACTGTGGCATTTTTGCAACAGTTTAGCATTGGTTAACTATTAACGGCCCAAACCAGTTCTGTAAGCTTCGTTTTCACGGCGGCGAAGCTCTTCATAATAACGCTGGCGAGCACCGCGTTCACAAGCGGCACGCTCTGCGGTGTAGTGTGGATAATGCTGGCATTGTTCAGCAACAATAACCACAGCAGAACGCTCTTGTACAACCACAGTCCTAGGTTGTGCATGGGCATTGGCAATGGCTGATCCAACTAGTACACCTGCACCGCCGGCCAATAGAGCTGTACCGGTGCGAGTAGCACAACCAGATAGCAATATAGCCGAAGCCACGGACATTAATACGATGATTGCAAACTTTTTCATAGTGCGATCTCCTTGACAATATTTATCGACGCATACGGCTGATGTCTCGTGCCTGCTCATCATTGATGACTGGCACCGCATTGCTCTTGTGCATGGTAGCAATACCTTTGATTAGTGTTCCGGTATAGCGATTTGGCTCCCGTTTGGCACAGGCATTTTGCATGCCTTCGGTGCTCATTGGCAAGCTTGGAATGCGTTCTGTTTCTCTATATGCAGGCATGGGCCGCTGTAACGGTTCAACGGCTGTTTTAGGTCCACGGACCTTCTTGCCATGCACATAGTCAAGGAACTGCTCAAAGGTGTCTGTAGGCAGGCCCATGCTTTTAAGGAACTTGTTACGCTCGCGCCAGCGCAGATCTAACTCGGCTTGTTTAGCTCGAGTCATCTTGGTTTTGCGCTTTTTATAGTTGGTGGTAGTTAGATACGGACCAACCAAATGCATTGTCATGGTTCACCTTGGCAAGTTACTTTACCTACAGTATAGCAACCTGCAAACGCAATGTCAACCAGCTAGTTTAGGTCCAATTATTCCTTGCTCATTGGCTGTTCGCCAGTGAGGCCCGGACGAGCAAACCACAAGCGGAACCATTCATCGGTCCCCGGACGAATGTTGTGCTTTCGCATATATTCGCCTTTTTCTGTGCCGCCGTGTGTAAGTGGACTGGCGTTTTCACCAGTGGGCTCTTCAATACCAGCAAGTTTTTTTAATCGTGCTAGATCTACTTGGTCCAAATCAAATCTCCTCGTTGCCTTGATTTTCGGCGTACTCTCTTAAATCTTCAACTAGGCTTTCAAAGGATCTTACCATGCGATCTGCATAACCATATCCGCCAAGTGCGATTTTGATTTGAGGGAAAGTGTACGAATCCATGTAGCGATATTCACTGGGTAAATGATTACGCACCAGCATTTCAATGCTTTCCATTGCTTCTGCAATGACATGCATTTGTGCTTCAATGTCATCGGCAATGCCCTGTGCTTCGTCAGCAGTAAGATCGTCTTGAACGTGAAGGCTTTCTCGGACAGCACCTGTTTTTTCTGTTGAATTGTTGGCAATACCTGCTAGTTTGCGAATTTCACTAACATCATATTCTGTGTCAATGTTCTGGCTAGTTAGGCCTTCGTTAAGTTTCTTTACCATGCTCTGCAACTCCAATATCTTGCTGTCATTCTGTTTTTGGCAGTATTACAGCGATGTCTTGCACGAAAGTTCCTGCGTCTTGCTGGATTACTTTTTTTGATACGCATGGTCTTTTGACCAAGTCGTCTTGCACTTGAACCGCCGTGTCCAAAGTTAATTTTCTTCACATTACCAGATTTTGGGTCACGCACATAGACTTTGAATTTCTTAACATCGCCGCGCATTGGGCGACCCAACGGAACTTCGCGACCTTGATACTCTGCTTCAGTGACTTGTTGTTGTCTATCACTGGGTGCGGCAGAAGGAAAAAAATCAGCAAGTTGGTCGCGCATGGTATGTGTTGTTACATCACCTGTTAATGCACTACTCCAGCGAGGGTCTTGGGCTTCTTTGCTATTGCGAGGAATATATCCGCTGGATTCTTCAACGCACGAACCCTTTTCGCCGCGCTTCTTACCAGGGACTTTCTTATAACCATCCCAGCACTTGTCGTAGATTTTACTGTTGGGGTGTGCTTCTGCTACACCCTGACTTCTATGCGCTCTGTACGGGTTCATGAAATCTTCGTCCCAGCGGCCTTCTTTCACAGCCCAAGCAAAATCTGTCAGTCGTCCCACGCCGCCGCCGATTTCACCAAACAAGTCAGCCAGCTTTGACACCTCGCTGGCTGTGGCACCGGTTTCGTCCTGTATTAAACTAATGATCCAGTCAATATTGTCGTTGGCAATAGCTTCGTCATATTTTTCCCAAAGTTTGGGATTTTGCACAATACGCTCACCCAATCTGCCTAGCTTTTTGACCAGCGCAAATTCACGATCCATAGGCTCGGCATCTTCGCTTACATCACGACTTTGTTTAGGGCCTTGACGACACTTGTACTTCTTGTCTGTAGAGCAGTAATACTTGCCATAGGTACATGTTTCAACTAGCTCAGTGTAGCCAGTGTCGCTGAATTCGTAGATGTATCCGTCTTCTGTTTCGCCAACAATGACGCCCTCGACCACAGTATCTGGGTCAGTTTCAAACTCAACAATGTCGCCAATTCTCGGCTGATCTAAATCACTAATTTTCATAAAAAAGCCCTCTGCATTATTTAGCAGAGGGCTTTTGTGTTTGGCAACAGATTATTGTGTAATAACCTGTTTAGCTGCCTCATAGTCTCCAGATCTAGCTAAATGAGCTGCATGATTGGCTCTTTGAAGACTGTCAATGAAATTTAAAAATGCTTTTAGGTACTTCATTAAAAATAAGGCCTCCGATTAAATTGCATTCTTTGAAATTCACGCACCCAATAATCTACTTCGGCTGAGTTAGTAGGACATTTACTGTTTATAAAACGATCTATGTCCGTACTTGTTTCAAAAAATGCTTTTATTTTTTCTGCTATAAAAGACAGCATTATTCTGCGGTCTTTTTGCTGGCCTTGGCTGTACCTTCAAAACCTGGGAACTTGTATGTTTCCATGCTCTTGTAAGCTTCGGCAAATTGTGCCTGGGCTGTCTGAGCTAGGCGTGTGTTTACATCATAAAGTGTCTTGGCAAATGCTGTGCTGGCAGCAACAACATCAGTAGCAACATCTTGTGCCAACTTGGTGTTGGCTTGGTAGGTCTTGTAAAAATCAAACATGCTTATTCTCCTTTATTAAGCGAGTTAACTGCAATGGCCTCATCATGAGCACCAATACACAGTATAACAATAATTATGCTGCGGTGCAATATAATTCTAACCCAATATAATGAGTTTTGGAGAAATTAGCCTAGATTCATTTCCTTTGCAAATCGCCGACTGGCCAGATTCTTTGCCTTGCTTTCGCATTGGATATCAAAATGGGGACTAAAGGTTGCGGCCCATTCATTGACTGCGGAATTCCAGTAGAAATCCGAATGTGCTCGTAGCTGTTGTTTCTTATAGCCTACTTCCAAGAGATGGGCCATGGATGGGAGCTGATCTCGGGCATGATCTGCGAGTAGGTCTTCGCGGCTAACACTATAATGCATAGCAGGACGAACACCACGCCAGCTGTCAATAACCCTTTTAACACGGTCATCGTCCACAGAGATATACTCTCCCGAATTAATCCAGTGGTGATGAATGTCCAACACGATTGGGCATAGGTCAGCAAGGCTGAGACAGGTTTCAAGATTATGTGATATTTCTTCATTTTCAATAGTAATACAATTTTGTGCTTCTACACTAAGACGCTTATATGCTTCCCTAATGCCGCTTGGCCCCAGTCGTCCAGATATATGTACATTAATCTTAAAGTCCTGGAACGACTTTCCGTATCCCATCCAGCGTACCATGTCTGCATGATATTCAAACTCCTCTATAGAACGATTGACAATATCGGGTGAAGCAGAAGCCAACACACAAAACTGACCAGGATGAAAAGACACCCTAACGCCAAGTTGCCGAGCGGTATCTCCCACTTGTTGAAAGTGCTTTTCGCAATATTGAAGCACCTCAGGCCTGCGCCAATAGTAAGACCAACTAGGCTCAGTATACATAGGAAGGATATCGCTAGAAAGCCGTACCATACGTAGATGTTCATCTAATGCTCCTACCTTTTCAACTAGTTTGCGAGTGGCCTCAATGTTTTGGACCATGAGGTTCCACAGCTTTTCCTCAGCAACATCTCGACTTTGGCGGTTAAGCCAAGCCACAGTGGTTGCACCAGTATTGTAGCCTTCAACATTTTCAAAAATCTTTTTTGGATGAGGATCTACAAACTTACAGCAAAATCCAATTCGTCCCATAATGGCTCCTACCAGTGATGGATAACATTAGCAATGATAAAGAAACAAGTAATCACATGTATCACTACCCAAAATGTTTTTAAAAAAAGTGCAATGCGGGCTTCACGAATAGTTAGAATTGGCACATCGGGGCGATCCTCATCGGTATGACCCATAAGGTGCCCTGTTGCTCTTGCCCAAATTTTTTCTATGCTATTCATTGTTGCTTGCACTCATAGTCAAAACGATTTATATGCGATTGTATACTAGAGTGGTCTACATTGTCAATGAATATTCCAGGTCCAGTGTTACCTCGACCAGATGCGTCAAAGTAATTGATAAAAGGAATCTTGTACAGGCGGAAGTCAACATTGGTGGTCCTGTAAGCGCCAACTGTGGTTGCACAGCCCGGAGGCCTACCAACTTTCTTTTTTATTACAGCGCCAACAGTTTCAGCACCCTTGCTAAAACCATAAAGTTCATAGTAGCCTTGCGAGTTGCGTATCAGTGTTAGAGCCACACTTTCCTGTGTCCAAGACAGTTTAATAGGAATCAATCGCCGATCGCGAGCAAAGGTAGTAAAGGCAGAATCATCAAAGGCTTCGTTGAGACCAGTGAAGCCAATAATAAACCCACGATAGTTTTTATCGTGGGCTTGTGCAGTAGCGCAAACGCCTAAGAATAGTGCCACGAAGCAGAGGTAACGGAAACTAACAAACATGGAATATCAACCATTGAACATCAAACATGTGCTTGTTGCTTAGGTATACCATCAAATATCAATATAATTTTTTGATACCTAAACAAGGCTGAGTCAGACGGGTTTTCAAGACCATCTATAAGCTTTGCATCATTGTAGGATGCAGGTGTTTCCATTATTCCTCTGGACCAAGTGTGGCGGCTTAGTCTAGCCCAAGTTCGGTAAGCACAAGTGCTACCTTTTCGGGTACTTCAAACTCGGTACGAACATTGATGGTGACCATCTCATCCTTGATCTTGCGACGGCGCCGGCGAATTGTTTCCAAACTACGACGAGCCTCGTCGACATATTCTTGTGTTGCCACATCAACATTCATATCATAGGACCGGCCACCGTAGATGCTGTTACGATCAACAGCACTGGCACTGGCACGCCGCGCTTCCATTTCTTGAGTCAACGACTCAATGTTTGGGCGAACTTCAAGTTCAGTGACAGCACGAGTGCGAGCCTCAGCCGCGGCCAACATGGCATCTTCAGCAAGATACCCAGTGATACCTGCTTCGGCATTCTTCAAAGCCACAGTGGCTCTGAGATAAGAGTTGGCTTCCAGCAGGCGACCTGCACGGTGATTGGTTTCACGGATCTTGGCCAATTGCACATCTAGCTTACCGACAATGTCGGTGTCAAAAATGCTGACATTGATTGCAGTCTTTTCAGAGCCCAGCAACTTGAGCTCTGCTTGAATTTGGTCTTGAACAACACTGGCCTTGCGTAGATTGATCTTCATTGGGTAATCCTTAATGGGTTGAATTATTCTCTATACGCAATTATAGCAGAATTATTTTCTATGTCAATGCGTTTAGGCTGAGTAAATTTGCCAAAACTTCGCATTACGAGCATACCATCTGGATCATTGGCTCTGATAGTTCCTTCAAGCTCAATGAGTTCTCCTAGAGCCACAGTTTTTACCTGTGCAAACAGCCAACGATTGATTCTAGCAGGCTTGACAAATTCATTGTTTAAGGACACAGTCCATGCATTTCCGCCAGCAGTGATATCCCAAATACTAGCAGCCATGGCATAATCCATGTAGGTGACCAAGGCACCGCCGTGTGTGACATTCATGATGTTTCGGTGTTGTTTGGTCGAGTACCATGCAAAATCACTGAAGGTATGGTCGGCACTGAACTTGAACCATGTTTCCATGGTATGTGCGGCAAAGTCGTTCCAGTGCCGACTTCTGAGGTTATAACCCAATAACCTCAGGGCCGCAGGCGTATATCTCATTTAACCCTTTAGTAGGTTTTGATAGTGTTTTACAGCAGCTTCGCGGATTTCTTCGTCAGAAACATTGTCAGCAACATCAAGTTCCACATCCTCGGTGCTGGCTTCAAATTCCCATTGAAGTCCCTCAGGCAGTACTTGATCTATTTCGTAGCTGATTAGGTCACCAGCAATGGTTCCTTGCTCGCTGTTGTGAATGTCTGTGGCTAGTTCAAAAAGATAGCAGACCATACCAAGTTCATTGATGTGTTCAATGACTTCGTCGCTGCCTACTATGTCACCAATTTCATCGTCGATGATTTCAGTGATCTGATCAAATTCTGTATTTGTAAGTTCTCTTTCAACACATACTCTTACATAATTTTTTGGTTCTAAGGTTTCCATGACATTCTTCCTTGTATAATTAAAACCGTCTTCACATGTACTTAAACTCAATCAAGTTAGCAGTACAATCATATTTAACTGGTAATACTTCCTCTAGTTGCACTCTTAAAGGGCTGATATAGTAATCTGTTGTTGCCGCCTTGTAGGAAAAAGTTGTTGGTGTATCCTGTGCCGCCACTGGGATTTTGATCCAGCACATTTTTGGTGCTGTTTTCAACAAGCCATGCCAGGCAGTCAGCGGCTGTGGCTGTTGGTCGAGCCTGTAGTAAACAAGCCAATACTCCAGTGACCTGAGGACATGCCATGCTAGTACCAGACACCTTGTTTAGATAAAACCCGCTGGCTCTTGGATCTGCAACCGCAGCAGTGGCATAAGGTTTATTTGCATAAGCACCCATGACCATAGAGCCTGGTGCATAGATATCAACTCTAGGACCTGTTTCACTAAAGCTACTTTTTCTTTCTATTGGTGGGCTGGTTTGTATGGTATCAACTGCGCCAACATTAATAAATCCTGTGGCTCGTGTAGGACTACTTCCTCTATGATAGTAAGTTACACCATAGTATGAATTATAGTAGTTGTTGTAGTCTAGTCCACCAGACACATCGGCTTTATGATAGTAATTGCCAGCAGCACCAACCAATATAACACCAGCATTGATGCAGTTGGTAGCACTGGCATCAAGGTAGTTGACCACATATGGATGTAGGTAATTTACTTGTCCATATGTGGCATTGGGCGAGCTGCCTGGATATGTGGTTCCTCTGTAGACTGTGGAAGTCATACCACTGTAGGTGGAACGATAACCCCAGCTGTTGGTACAGATGGTTGGTCTAGTGTTGCCCGCAGCAATTTTAGCTAAATGAAATGCTCGCACTAGGTCAAATCCAATGTCTGAGCTAATGGCACCTAGAAAAGAACCGGTTCTAATGTTAGTGCCAGAGAAAATACGAATAGAATAAATGGCTGCACCTGAAGCCCAACCCTGTGTGTTACCACAGCTTACACTGGCGCAGTGACTACCATGGCCGTCGCCATCACCGAGATAACCTCCAATGCTGGCTGACGATGGTGTTCCTGGAACACCAAGACTGGCCCAGTTAAAGTCAACAACTCTACTTCCGCCTGTGCCATCAGCATTTACCGCAAACTCAGGGTGATTAGGTTCCACACCCGAATCCATAACAATGACATCAACACCTGTGCCATCTAGATTATAAGGAAACTCTGCTGTTACGGCTGTGTTGACACCGTAAGGGTCAGCTTGGTTTATACATCGAAGCAACCCCCAGTTCTTCATGGTGTTGGTTGTTTGACTTGGATGACGATTATAGCTGTAACTGCTACGAACTGCTGAAAAGCCTTTCTCAACTCCTTCTTGCAGATCAGCCTGTAGCTCAACTGTATCAATTCTAGAATCCTGTCTTATCTGTGCTGCTTCTTCATCGGTGAGATTAAAATGAGCGCACCATTCATTGAAAGGTCTTTCGTTGAGTACTTCAACACCGCGTGTAGGAATAAAGTTATCCCCAAGGCCATCTACTGTTAGTTCGTTCCATAGACCAGTGTCCCATACCATTGGGTCTTTAACTGTAATAATGTATTCTTTCATTTGAAGGTTCCTTTATAAAGCTGGTAAGCTCGGCGACCTGCAGAAACAGTATATTCAGTATCGCTTTCTTCTCCGGCATATCTGCCAATGGCTACCGAATCTCTGTTATATCTTCTTCTTCTAGGTTCGTACACAATTCAAAGCCTTGACCAAATCACAACGCTGCAATTCTTGCTTTGAAATCAGCAAAGTCCGTAGACGCTGCTACTACTGCTTTTAATTGAGCTTTAGTAATAACAGGACTACCATTGGCATTGACGCTGCCTGCGGCAACCAAATTTAAGTCGTTGCCACTGGTAATTGTAACTGCACCGGTGCCAGTAAATGTGACATTTTGAACATTTAAGTTAGTAGTGGTTACTGTGGTAAATGTTGGTGTTGGAGTTAATCCAATGGCTCCTGTTGAAGAATTGTATGTGATGCCGGTGCTTGCGCTAATTGCATTTCTAGCACGGCTGGTGGTAAAGAATAAATTTGATCCTTCACTGAGATCATCTGTGCTAGCAGGAATCAACGGTCCAACAATATCAAGTACACGAGTATCTGTATAGTAAAGGTTAGTTGAGCCCTCTGCCAATGCATCTGTGTTCTTTGTAGCAAAGTTTGCATCAACACGAGCATCTGTAAAGTAAAGGTTAGTTGCACCTTCGGCCAAATCATCTGTGGTTGAAAATGCATTAACAGTTTGCCAGCTTAGGCTAGTGCCATCATAGTAAAGAAACCCAGGAATACTAACAGATATTGCTGGAATATCAAGATCAAATACACTTGTAGGAATCAATGGATTAACAATATCAAGCACACGAGCATCTGTGTGGTAAAGATTAGTTGTGCCTTCTGCTAATGCATCTGTGTTCTTTGTAGCAAAGTTTGCATCAACGCGATCTTCTGTGTAGTAAAGATTGGTACCTTCAGCAATGTGATAGGTAGTTACTGCGGTTAACTCATTCCAGAAATACAAACCAAAGTCACCAACATCTAATTTCAAAGACAGTTGGTTGGTAATGGTACTGGCAAAATCAGCATCGTTGTTGAGAGCCGCAGACAACTCATTCAGTGTGTCTAGGGCTCCAGGTGCTCCAGCAACCAATGCTGCCACAGCAGCATCAGTGTAGGTTTTTGTAGCAAGGTTACCAATGCTGACCACAGTATCAACAAAGTCAATACCGGCAGTTTTTACTGTGGTGCCGTTGCGTACCAATACAAATTCGTCGTTGGTATCAAAGGTGGTGGTTGCATCAAGCTCACTGATTTTAACAAACACTTTTCCTTCAAGTAAATTTGACATGTTGATTTTCTCTCTTATTCAATTCTTTGCAACGAAACATAAATGTTGTATGTTGCTGTGCTAGCGGTTCCAATCTTGCAGTTAATCACTAGGTCAGAACCTGACACTGACAGTTCAACATCTCCGTCGAACCCTTCTTCAAATATATCTTCAATCTTGCTGATGGCACCACCAGCGGTGATGGTACCGCGGAACTGTTTGGCAACTCGTTGGCCTGTTTGGTCAGTGGCTAAAAATTTTAGATCATAAAACTCGGTGCCGGCAATGCTGACATTTTCTCCGTTGCGATCTGTGGCCAGGGTGTCTGCGCCCGAGCAAACTGCGCCCAACGCAATTTGTCTGCAACCAGTGGTGCCTGCACCAATGGTAAATTCGCTTGAGGTAGTGCCTGCTGTGTTATTAAAAGTTTTCATATGTAGGATACCTCTACTCTGATGTTGCCTGTTGCACTATTGCTAGGTATATTTACAACCACATCTTCTCTTGTGGTTGTAACCAAATCTGTGTCTACTACATAGGTGCCAACCTTGCTGGCACCGTGTTGACTAAATTGCCAAACTGTGGCGCTGCCTACATCAATTGTGAAATCAGGCGCTCCTACTAGGTCCTGTAAGACTGCTACGCTTACATTTAAAATTCTACGATCTTCGCTGACTGTACCAATTGTGGTTGTTGTACCTGGTAGGGCCACTGTTCCTTTGAGTGTTCTTGCATCAACGGCCACGCTACGCTGACCACCAGTTTTAATCCACTGACTGCCATCATAGGTAAATGTAGCCCATTCGTTGTTGCCGTCGTTGATGACATGACATTGGTCGCCTACTAGAGAGTTGAGAGCATCTCTGGCTGTTATGTCTGCTACTACGGTGATTCCGCCAGTGCGGATACCTTGCTCAATGTTTAGTCCCAGAGCATAGCGACCATTTTGTCCACTGAGTACTCCTGCGGTATTTAAGAATACACCAGCAAAGTCTCTGATGGTCAATGGACCGCCGTCAGTTCTAATCAGTCTCAACGCAAATGTTGTTGTGTTTGCTGGAGTAGACTCTGGCAAGCTTGAAACTGAATTTGTGCCAGCAAAATTATTACCGTTAAGGTCAGCACTGATATTAACGATAGTAATTGCACCACCTGCATTGTGTCTAAGTTTTAATTCACTGCCGTTGACCAAGCTGGCAACAATATCGGTTATTCCGGCAGCATTAATATCTGCAATCATGTCATTGGCATCAGCTACACTTGGGTCGCCGTATGCGGCAGCACCGCTGGTAGTTGTTGTAAAATTAACTGTGACACCATTGATACTTGCACTAAAAGGCACATAACCAGCAATGATACCATAAGCACTACCTTGACCAGCAACATCGCTGGCCACTTCTGTAGCGGCTCCTACTTTGACTGCTGTTACTTTGTGGCTAGCACTGGCAGCATTGATCAGTGTTACTGCATCATCTAAGGTATATGTGCCGCTGCCACTGGCAAGGGTAATCTGTATTCTATTAATTTCTACAATGTCACCATCAACGCCAGTTGGATCAATACCAGTGCCTGTAGTTGAAGTGGTTATAGCATCAGCAATTTTCAAGTAGATAGGTCTGCGACTATCTGCGCTGGTAGTCAAGTCACCGCTGCCATCCAAGCTAGGATACAGATAGTCTCCAACGGAGCCGGGCAATCCTGGAACAAAATCAATAATGCCGTTAGCCGGTCTTAAAATAAATTGATCGGGCCCTGGACCTGGGTATACCACAGTACCAATAAAGCGATCAATGTTGTCTGGGTTACTTAGAGCAAAAAGTCCATTTTCAATACAGATAGAATCGCCTTGCTGAAATCCATGACTTGATTGTTCTAGCAAGTAATTTGTCAGCGGATTCATGTATTGGAATCTACTCATCACATTGGTAAAGAAGTCTGCGGCTGCTTCACCAGGGACCGGATCCAGCATTGGGAATCCTAGTTCGTTGATTTGGAAGAAGATAACAGTACCCGGAGTACCAAACAAGCCAAAGCCAGTGGGATCTCTAAATGTGTTATAGCGCAATCTGTCTTCGACAACGGCAGTTAGTGTGTTGTTGCCTTTTTCGCTGATACTCATAATTTGACAAACCTTGCCATCTTGAGCACCAGCAACAAAGTCGCCTACTTCAATGTCTTGTGCATTAAAAGCATATGGTGTGCGAGTTAAATTACTACCATGTATTCTGTCATTGACCGTAAATGTTACTTCCCAACGATAATACTGAGGATTTGATCCGCCACTCCAATAAGGATCGTCAGTGGCATTGGCATGAGGCCAAAGTGCCACTGGTAAGAATGATTCAGCAACCCCAGCAATTACCTTTGCTGGCTTGTTTAACCCAATGAAACTGGTTTTCCAAGCATTAATTGACATTTACTATCCTTATGATGAACTTAGTAAAAATTGTACAACGCAGTGAGTGGTCTGACCAACTGCGGCTGTGGCACCTGTCAGCGACTTAGTTAAACTCAATGTCATGGTGTTAACGCTGGAATCAAATGCACTGAATGCACTTGGACTACCACTGCTACCACCAGCAGCCAGTGTTCTTGAAGTAAAGTCACTGGCCAATGCACGAGAAACATAAACATTACTTGCTCTCTGATAACCATAAACCTGTACACCTAGTGGAGCACATACGCTGCCAGTGAAAGTAAATGTCACGGTAGCTGTTGTACTTGTTGCAGTTGCAATCACAGCACTGATACCGCCACTTAATACACTTACACTTGATAGGTTACCTGATGCATCATATTCAACTTGAACTGCGGCACGGAACACACCACTGGTTGAACCAGTACCACCTGAACCACCGCCACTGACTGTGCTTGGCGACCAAGCACTACCATTCCATACAAGAGCCTGTCCTGTTGTTGGCGTAGTGTCGGCTACATCAGCAAGTTGGTTAAGATTGCTTTGACCTAGTCGAGTATCAAATCTTCCACTGGTGTAGTAAAGATTTGTACTACCTTCTGTGACATTGTCTGTGCTGGTATTGATACTGAATGTACCAGTTGAACTGTTGTAGCTCAAACCTGTACCAGCAGCCAAAGCATTGCGAGCAAGTGTGTTGCTGAAGTACTTGTTTGTAGTACCTTCGCTTAGGTTATCTGTTGACTTAGAAGATAATCTTGTGTCCCAGCGAGAGTTAGTAAAGTACAAGTTACTTGTACCTTCTGTGACATCATCTGTACTTAGGACAACTGCACCTGTCTTAGAGTTAACACTCGATACAGCACCGCTACCTCCACTTACAGAGCTAGGTGTCCATGCACTACCAGTCCAGGTCAAGACCTGACCATTGGTTGGTGCAGTTGTTACTGTATCCACATCGCTGAGTGCGTTAATACTGCTGGCAGCAATTCGTGTATCTGCGCGAGCATCAGCTCTTGTGTTTGTAAAATATAGGTTGCTGCCTTCAGTGATGTAGCTAGTGTTAGCACGATACTTGATAACACCAGTGGTGTCGTCGTAACTGATCAAACTGCTGATGCTGCTATCGCTAGATGAACTTATTGCTAGTCTTGCTCTACCATCACTATAGTAAAGTCTAGTACCTTCAGTTACATCGCTGGTTGTTACACCACTAAGTGCTGTTGTAATGCTAACGTTGCCGCTGCCATCAAAGCTGGTCAAACCAGTGACTTTACCAGTTAAGCTGATATTTCTGGCTGTTGTAAGTTTGTTGGCTTTGTTAGATAAATCAACTTCAAAGTTATAGCCAGATTGTGTTGTGCTTGATAAGCCATATATCTGTACGCTACCGCTTGAGCCGTTGACTGTGTAACTTGTGCCTGTAGCACCTGTAGCACCTGTAGCACCTGTAGCACCTGTGTCACCTTTATCGCCCTTGGCACCTGTAGCACCTGTGCTACCTTGTGGACCAACAACATAACCAGCATTGATTGTGCTGCCGTCGGTTAATGTGATTTGTAAATAACCACTGCTATCAACTACAACACCGCTGTTGGCAATGCTACGACCCGCAGGGCCTTGACTGCCTTGTGGTCCCTGTGGACCAATCACGCTACCAGCATTGATTGAAGTAGCATCGTCTAGAGTAATTTGTAGATTGCCATCGCCATCTACTACTGCACTGAATATTCCATTACCAGCAGGTCCTGTGGCACCTGTGGCACCTGTGGCACCTGTGCTACCTTGTGGTCCCTGAGGACCCACTGAACTGCCTGCATCAACTGTGCTTCCGTCAGTGAGAGTAATAATTAAACGGCCGCTGCCATCGACTACGGCCCCGGCAATTCCAACGCCAGTGTCACCTGTGTCACCCTGTGGTCCCTGAGCACCAGTAGCACCAGTTGCACCTGTGGGTCCTATTACACTACCTGCATTGATAGTCGAACCATCTTGCTTGGTTAATACTAATTGTCCGCTGCCATTAACTGTGGCTGAGCTAACACCAGCAACGTTACCAGCATCTACCACAGAGCCATTGCTAAGAGTAACCAACAAGCGACCACTTACGCTAACTGTAGCAGAAGTAATGCTAAGACCAGCTGGACCTTGAGGACCGGCTTCGCCAGTATCACCTTTTGTACCACTGTTGTTTACCGCTACCCATTTTGTACCATTCCAGCCTAAAATCTGACCAGAACTCTTAGAAGCAACATCAACATCTGTTAAACTTGCCAACGCTGTTGTTGGCGCAGGAATAGCTGCAATACTGTCATCAACATATTTCTTAGTTGATGCTTGTAGATCGGATGTAGGAGCACCAGCCAGTGTTAGCGCACCGGTCATTGTACCACCGCTGATATTCAGCTTACCAGCTAGCGATGTTGTTAAGTCTGTGGCAAAGTTTGGATTGCTGGCAATCGCCGCAGCCAATTCATTCAATGTATTCAACGCACCAGGTGCGCCATTGATTAAGTTGCTAATCTGACCATCAACATAAGTTGTTGTAGTGTATCCGTTGTTTGTTAGATATGTGCTGACATCGCTGATACTAATACCACCGCCTGTACCACCGCCTACGGCACTGATAACACCGCTGCCATTGATGGTAATTGTTGTACCATCGACCTTTACACCACCAAGTGTACCGGTGCTAGCTGTTGGCAATGTGTAGCTGCCACCGCCAGTTGCACTTACAACTCCGTTGCCGTCGATGCTTAGACCTGTACCAATCTTAATACCACCCAGTGTGCTTCCGCTGGCTGTTGGCAATGTGTAGCTGCCACCGCCCCCAGCGATGCTGACATTTGCAGTACCGTTGTCAACTGTTACAGTGGCTCCGCTGACAAAGTTAATGCTGGTAAAATTTCCACGATTGCTGGTGTTTTCATAAACCGCAATAGAATCTAGTCCGCCTGTGATAGTGGCCACATTATTGGTAACACTTACATTTGGCCCAACAAAGTTTAGCACACCAGCAGTACCGCGGGCTGTGCCATTTTCTTTAACTGAAATGCTGCCTGCTGTTCCACCACCAGTGCCACCACCAGCCAGGCTGATTGTAAGCTTGCCCGTAGTGTCGTCGTAGCTTGTTTGTAGGCCGATGCTGAGATCGTTACCTACTTCAATTTGTTCGGCTACAATGTCTTGAACATCTTCTTCTGTGAGGCCTCCGCCACCACCTGTTCCGCCTTGTAGTTGTCCTCCCGAAGATGCATTAATTGCCATTTTATTTCTCCTGTGTATTCTTTTATAGGCTTAGAACTACTCGTTCGCAGGTGCCCAATGCCGAAACTGGCTGACCCAAATGACTTCTCTGAATCTTTGCTCTTAGATAAACAAAGTTCCCTACCAGGTTAAATGTTTCTATTTTGGTTTCAGGACCTTCAACATCAAAGAAACTTGTGCCGTTTCCTAATCCTATAGGAAACCAGTCATTTTCACCTGGATTGTCGCTTATACTGGCTTCTATGAATAGCTTGCCTTTGAAATTTTTCAGATAAAAACCAACAGTATGCATTCCGTCTGCAAAACCGTAGTATCCGTCAGCACGAGTAGCTGGACCAACTTGATCCAGCTGTCCGTTAGCCACCAGCATGGTTGAGTTACGCATACTCATGAGTTATTCCTTAATAATTTCAACAATTGCAACCTCACCAACTAACTGCTGTACAACTGCTTCTAGGTTTGAAACGGTTTCGTCGCTGAGGATTGTGGCCACAGCTTCATCGTCCTTGTGCAGTGAGCTAATTTTGATTACAACTAATTCTTCGTGTATTTTTGCCATAGAAAAAGCCTCCAACACTATTTAGCGTGGAGGCTTGGTTTGGACCAATGGCTTTTTAAGGAGGTCTTATTCTTTCAAAGCGTTCGATAACTGTACCACATTGCAGTTTGAGCAAGGCTGCATCTTCGCTGTCACTTAGGTAAAGATACAGTGGTTGACCCCAAGCACCGTGTTTTAGATGACCATCAGAACTGATGACATCCTTGAGCAAGCCAGCGGCATGCCATTTTTCTGCATCTAGAGAGTTAACTGCTGCTTTAAAATTCAATGCTTCATTGGTTTTAAAATGCGGTGTAAACAACACCCTAGCTCGCATTGTGAATCGTCCATACCAAGGACGATCTCTGATTACATCAGCAGTATGTTCAAATAACAATTTAGCTGCCGTTTCATTTTTTGGCTTCCAAACTTCACAGATTCTACTGCCAAATAAATCAACAAGTTGAGCAAGTTCTGTTTCGTTGGTAACAAATACGCTGACATTACCTTCTCTGCGAATGCCTGCATTGGGTAGCTCTCGCTTGACAGCATTGACAATATCAGCCATGCTTCTCAGGCGTTGTGCTCGCTCTTCACGACCTAAAAAGTATGATTTGCTTGATTTTGAAGAATTTCTTTCGCTGGAAATAACAACCTTTATAGGCCACTGTTTCCAAAAAAGCTTTTGCGTATCTCGAACAATCATGTGATTTGCAGTTCGTTGTTATGTACAGCTACGGTATGTACAGTTTGGTTGTCTTTGATAATGCGCTTGGCAATAGGCAACCTAATCTTTTCGCTGATCAATCGCTTCATGGGTCTTGCACCCATGGTGTCACTGAAGCCATTTTCAGCTAACCAAGCCAGTGCCCCATCTGTGTACACAATGGTTTGACCTTGTTCAACCAATTGATCACGAATTTGACGCATAAACTTATCAGCGATGCGTTGAATAACTTCCTTTTCAAGCCTGTTGAATTTAACCACTGCATCAAGCCTGTTACGGAATTCTGGTGCAAAGAAACGCTTGACTGCTTCATCGCTGGCACTTTCATTGAAGCCACCACCAAAGCCAATCATTTGTTTTTCTGCATCCACAGCACCCAGGTTGCTGGTCATGATAACAAAAGCATTTCTTGCTGAGGCCTGTTTGTTGTCGCTGCCTGTAACAATGCCATTGTCCATGAGACCCAACAACACTTGAATCACTGCTGGGTGTGCCTTTTCAATTTCGTCAAATAGCAACACACAGTTAGGCACACGCTCTAGTTCATTGATCAACTTACCGCTGCCAGCTTTGCCTTCGCCGTAGCCAACATAGCCCGGAGGTGATCCAATCAACGATGCAATTTTGTGCGACTCCTGGTATTCGCTCATGTCAAAGCGAATCAGTTCCATGCCTAGGCCCTGTGCCAGCTGTTGTGCTAGTTCTGTTTTACCAGTACCGGTAGGGCCAACAAACAAGAAGTTGGCCATTGGACGATTAATTTCCTTGAGTCCAGACTTGGCAATATACACCATGTTCATGAGGCGTTCAATGGCTTCATCTTGACCAAACACATTGGTACGCATACGGCTTTCAAGGTCAGCCACAGCCACATTCTTTTGTTCGCCAAGTTGTTCAATAGGCACACGAGTTAATGCGCTAATTTCTCTGCGAATGTCGTCTTTGGTCAATAACTGACCTTCTGGGCAGTTGGTTACACGAAGGTTAGCCATAGTAGCATCAATGATGTCAATGGCCTTGTCGGGCAACTTCTTGTCCAGCATGTATTTCATAGACAAGTCAATGGCCAAATCAATGCTTTCTTCGTCAATGGCCAACTTGTGATAGGCAGCATACAAAGGTGCAACTCTGCGTAGCATGGCCTTGGTATCTTCAACGCTGGGCTCTTCAATGTCAATTTTGGTAAAGCGACGCAGTAGAGCACGATCCTTTTCAAAGTTCTCACGGAACTCTTCATAGGTTGTGCTACCAACGCAACGCAACTTGCCCTTTTCTAAGCTGGGTTTAAGCAAGTTAGCCACATCCATGCTACCTTGTCCGCCAGCACCTGCACCCATGATCATGTGGATTTCGTCAATGAACAGGATCGCATCATCGCGTTCTTCAAGTGCTTCGAGAACATGTTGCATACGCTCTTCAAAGTCACCTCGATAGCGTGTGCCAGCCAAAAGCTTGCCCATGTCCAGGCTGTAGATAGTTTTCTTTTTCAGTACCTCAGGAACTTCATTGCGTACAATAGCCACTGCTAGACCTTCAACAATGGCAGTCTTACCTACACCAGGTTCACCAACCATGATGGCATTGTTTTTCTTTTTGCGAGTAAGTGTTTGTGCAAGACGGAACACTTCGCGCTCACGACCAATCAGTGGATCAATTAATTGCTTTTCTGCGCTCTTGTTTAAATTTGTGGTGTATTTGTTGAGAATTTTTTCGTTGTCGCGCTTCTTGGCAGTCTTGCTTTCCTTGCTACGACCATCCTTGAGCTTGCCAACATAATTGATAATAATTTCTTTGGTTACGCCATTTTTAGCCAAGAAGAAATTGGCATGGCTGTTCTTTTCGCTGGCAATGCTGATCAGCAGATCCAAAGGTTCCATGTGCCCACGACCTGTAAAGATAGCCTGTGTGTAAGCACGGTTAAAGCAACGCTCTAGGGTTGCAGTTTTGCGAGGTTTGGTAATGCCTTCAACGCGAATATCTTCTTGATCTCGAAGCCACAGATCAATTTCTTCTTTGAGGGCCTCCACATCAACTTGGAACTCACCTAAGGCATCTTTGATTTCTTCTTCGTCGAGCATAACACGCAGTATGTGCTCTAGAGTAACATACTCGTGCTCTCGATTTAGTGCTTCTTGAAAAGCCTTAGCAATAACTTCGTTAATACGACTGTTATTATTTTCTTCCTGACTCATTTTGATCCTTTAGATAATTTCTTCTTTTGTCGAGCAAGTGCCATTTTTAAACTAAGTTGGCCGGCATGGTTAGTAAACACTACGCCATTTAAATGATCTAGTTCATGCAGATAACATCTTGCTAACAATCCTTCAAATCGTTGCTCGATCAACTCACCTCCTAAGGTACGATATCGTGCTTGGACCCATTGAGGTCGCTTGATATTTAACCAAAGAGCTGGATACGATAAACATCCTTCGGTTCCAGTTGCTAGTTCATCGCTAACCTCTAACACTTCTGGATTAATACAGACATAATTGGGACCTTGCTGACTGCCCATGACAAACATACGCAAGGCCATGCCCACCTGGGGGGCGGCCAATCCAATACCACCATTGCTCCACATGATCAAAAACATGTCCTTGGACAATTGAGTTAGATCTATGTCCTCACCCACGGCAGGCATGGGCATTGTCAGTATTGGGTCATTGCTTTTAACCAAATTTAATTCTATCATAAGATTATTGTACACTACATTAGTACTGCTGTCAATTAGTTTCTAGGTTTATAAAATTCATTTAGTTGTTTTTCAAAGTCCTGTTGGTCTAGTTTTGGAATTTCAACATGGATTAAAATGTAAGCGTTGGTTCTTTGATTTGATCCTCGCACAATAAATCCACGATTTTTTAATCGAATCTGGGTGCCGTCTTGTGTTCCTGCTGGAATTGTAACATCTAGCAAGGTTCCTTCAATATCGGTAATTTGAATCACTCCCCCAAGCATGGCTTGCCATACATTAATCTTTACTTGTGCAAAAAGTTCATTTTTTCTTAACTGCCAAATGTCATGCGGTAACAGCTCTATCTTTACATAAAGATCACCAGGAGGACGGTTTGGTGTCATAACCATGCCCTCGCCAGCATAGCGGATTTTAATGTCAGGCGTTGAGCCTGCTGGAAAGGTTACTGCAAGCCGTTTCTCTACACCAGCAGGCAAGGTAAATTCTACGGTTTTTGTAAAACCTGCGAATGCATCTTCTAGGCTACAAGGAACGCTGATATTGACATCGGGGTTTTTAATTCGACCTGCATCGTCATGCATTCTAAAATTAAATTGAGCAAAAGTGTCATCCCTGGCGGCTGCACGACCCATGTCAAAGAAGTCTCTTAGATCTTCAAAGTCTGTAAATCGAGAGCTGTCTGAAAAATAAGAAGTACCACTGCTTTTTTGTTTGAGAATAGCATCGTATGCAGTCTGTATTTCTTGGAACTTTTTAGTATCACCGCCCTTGTCAGGATGATGCACAGAAGCCAGCTTGCGATAAGCTTTTTTAACTTCTTCTTCTGATGCACTGGGAGAGAGCCCCAGTGTGCGGTAGTGCTGTATGCTCATACGCATACTTACCCTTACTTGACGCTGTCAAATACTCGCTTTTGTTCGTTGTACCACTCGCGCCAGGCTTCGAGCTTTGCCGAGCATTCGTGATACTTGCCGTAGTTTGTGGTAACAGTTGTTAAGAGTTCGCTGAGCTTGACTTCGGTTTTACCTACAGTTTGCAAAGGACCGCATTCTTGATTTAGGCTTTCAGGGATAGCAGGAAATTTTCTAGCCACAGGAACAGTGGTTGAGCAAGCACCCAACATGGTAGCCAGTGTTAATACCACTATTGTTTTGGTAGGAAATCTCGCCATGATCGTCTAGGTTGTGATTGAGCAGCTCGATCTATCTCGCTGGTATTTACTGTGGTTTGTGGATTTAGAGGAGTCGGATTGGCAGCAGGTGCAGTAACAGCTATCTCAGCAATGGATTTATTTTGGGCTGCGGCATCGTGCGCTCTAACAACGGCAGGCGTTATTTTGCAAGAGTCGTCAGCAACCTTTATTTCCCTGTCAATATATTGAACTACAGTATCTGCCTTTTCTCTGATCACACGGGTTTTGGTTACCACCCGCTCAACTACCTGAGTGTTTACTGTAGCTGCCTTGGCTTCAGCTTCGGCTACCTTTACCTGAAGTTCAGCAACACGAGCTTTCCACTCTGCATCTTTGGCAATACCGCCTTCATACCACACTCCAAGTATGGTCAGCAACACACCTACAACTTGTATTGGCAATGCATACTTGGAAATTAAAGGAACCATCCGCAGAGCCCAACCGGCCAACAGAGCTAGCACACCTGCAATCAGTATCAGGTGAAACACTATATCTGGTAACCAATTCAACGCCCACATGCAGCTCTATCCTTTGTGTCTATATATGATACGACCCTTGGTCACATCATATGGACTCATTTCAATGTCCACATAATCTCCGGGGATTATGGTAATTCTATTTACCCTTAGCTTCCCAGCTAAGTGCCCTAGTACACTTTGTCCTGTTTCGAGTCCAACCCGGAACTGTGCATTAGGTAGGGCTTCGGTCACTTGCCCTTTAAGTGTAAAGCTTTCTTCTTTGGCCATTAGTACTTAGTTAGGTTTTTCATTCTCATATAATAATCCCGGCTTTCTGCTGGTAACAGATAAAGCTTTGGATCTTGAACTATTGTACTGCTAAGATTACCTAAGGTCAAGTCGAGTCTTTTGCCATTCATGCCGGCAAATTTCCATTGCAGGCTTCCTGTGACATTGTCAATGTCCTTGACAATGTCCAGTATTTTTTGGGCCAATCCTGGGAGCCGTTTGATTTCAATATACACATGAAACTTGCCATCTTTATCGCTGGCATCGCTTACTTCAACATCTTCAATACCTGCTGAGCTCCATTCCAAAAATCCACCCAAATCGCTAGCTGATTCTGCACTGGAAGTTTTAAAGCAAATTACTACGGTATTTTCTTCTGGACCAAGCTTGGGCTTGTAGCGATCAACTTCAATGAGTTCGCTGACCAGGTCACGAAGATCGTCGTGGCGTAGGCTTTCGCGTAATTTATACTTGCGCTGTTTGATCATTATTGGGTGTTTCTTGTGTTGTTTCTTGCTGGTTGTCTACAAGACCCTGTGCTCCGTCAAGCTCTTCTTCGTAGGCTGCATCAACGCTGTCGTAGTCAATGTCATCGAGGTCACTGAGCTCTTCGCTGACATTTAACAGGGTTTTGGGTATGCGTAGGTTTACCAGCCATACATGTTTGGATACAACTCTAGGTGTACGCTCACCAGTTTCTTCGTTGGCAACAAGGTCATCTGGTGACTTGACCTTGGCAAAGGTTTCCAGCACATCCTGTCCATATTTTACCTTGCAGCCATTTTTTACAAGTCGCATGGCAGCGTCAGGATTAGGCATCATTTTATGTGGGTACATTAAGGTTAAATCAACCCAGTGCCTTTCAACAAATGGGCCGTCAACAATTTCGCCGTTGATCCAGTTTTCGTAGGCATAAACATCCATACGATCTAGAATACGGTCAACCTCTACTAATGTATCAATAACATTAGGGCTGTTGTGTATACGATCTAGGTTTTGATAAATGGTATCTTGCTTTGGCATAGTTTGATATTTAGCTCTTTGACACCGTTCACCTACCCAAGTTTGCCTTCTGAGTTAAATAAGTTTGGTTCAGCGATGAATCAGCTCAACTAGTTGGGCTGAACATACAACTCTAAGATTATTTGCATGAAATCAGCCCAACAATATACTTATTGTAAGGAGCAAGATGAGAAAACAGCAAAAACGATCTCATAACCAAGATCGTAAAGTTGCGTATGATGGTAACGCAGTAATCAACCTAAACCATTTTAGAGAACGCGAAGAAAAACCCTCCAAGTACAAGCGAGTAGAAATTACGCCTCGTAATTTACGCCAAGAAGACTATTTGGCGCAGTTGGAAAATCCCCAAAAAGACATGGTATTTGCCTTGGGCCCTGCAGGCACTGGTAAAACTCTCATGGCCACATTGTGGGCAGTCAAACAACTAAAAGCAGGTGAAATTGAGCGAATTGTTATTACACGACCAGCAGTCAGCGTTGATGAACAGCATGGCTTCTTGCCGGGTGATCTCATGAGCAAAATGGCACCATGGACTCGTCCTGTATTTGATGTGTTTCGCGAATATTGGAATGCAAAGCAAATTGAATCAATGATTGCTGAAGGTATTATTGAGGTTGCTCCTTTGGCTTACATGCGAGGTCGCACATTCAAGGACAGCGTGGTAATTGCCGACGAAATGCAAAATGCCACACAGAGCCAAATGAAGATGTTGTTAACAAGAATTGGTGAAAACAGTAAGTTTATTATCACCGGGGATCTTGAACAACATGACCGTGGTTACGAAAACAACGGACTCAAAGATTTCATTGAAAAGATCCTAGACAGCAAACAGTCTAGCAGAATTTCTGTAGTGAAGTTTGAATTGGGTCACGTTGAGCGACATCCTGCAGTCGCTCAAGTGTTGTCAATCTACGGAGACTAATTGTAAGGGGGAGAAATCCCCCTTACTGTTCACCTCGGTGAACTCTCTCAAGCTCAACAAAAGTTGCGCTAAGGTTAATTTCTGGGTCTGCGGCCAGAGAGTGATTAACCATGCCCTTTCGAATCAGCAAAAGAGCTTGATCCTGGGTATTCTCATCTTTGCCCCATAGGTCTAGATTCCTATACATGAAGCGATACATGTCATCGTATTCTTCCAGTGTAATCTGACCAATGATCAAGTTCCTGGCTTCTCTGATACGACCTTGCCTGAACAGATCCACCATGCCCAATCTCCAGTCGGTGGTAGTATCGTCCACCTGAGGAGGCAACAGAGTTCCAGTGGTGCTACGCATTTGTACTGTGTTGATAGCCTTGCGTAGATCTGGATAACAGGCCTTGACATAAAGCTGTAGAGTCTCAGCATCTAGCTCTACACCTTCGGCCACTAAGATCTCGGCCAGCCTGCGAGTAAAGTCAGTTTCATCAAGCCTACGGAAAGAAATAAACTGCAATCTGCTGTGCAGGGCTGGAATAATCTTGTTAGGATAGTTACAGGTAAAGATAAACCGCACACCCTCATGATACTGTTCTAGCATACCGCGCAAGATGCCCTGTGCTGGTGGAGTAATGTAGTCTGCTTCATCCAGCAAAACAACCTTAAATGGACCAACTGCCATTGTGCTACAAAAGTTTGTGATCTTCTGTCGTAGAGTATCGACACCGTTGTCACGACTGGCATTGAGATGCATAAACTCTGCAGGATCAATGCCCAGTTGATTAACCAGGATCTTGGCAAGAGTGGTTTTACCTACACCAGCAATGCCTGCCAAGAGCAAGTGTGGAATGTATCTTTCTTTGATCCAGGTTTCCACCATTTGCTTTTGATTCTTGTCAATCCATACATAATCGTCAATGGTAGTTGGACGATATTTTTCTACCCAAAGTTCTTTCATTGTTGGCACCTGTTATTCATATCGTAAATTATACGATATAAGGTTTGAATAGTCAATGACTGGCTTTACCAGTTGCTGACATCAGTGATGTCGACTTTGGTATCGGCTTTTTCAAAAAGGTCAAAACGAATTGTTATACTTGGTCCAATGCCGCTGGTACTTTCTGACTCAATGGTAAAAGTATCAGTTTCCGTAAATCGCTTGGCAATTTTGGCTAATTGTTCAATTTGTCGTCTGGACAATACAATTGTGTTCATACCAATTCCTCAACGACGCCTAGAATCTCTGCACCAATTAATAATACTCCGCCGGCAACTAACCAACCAGCACCAGGAATAACATATCCGGCTGCAACAATACTGCTGCCTGCTATCATTCGTAGCCCGCTTTTGATTAGGCTAACATAAAAATGACCCTTGCTAGGATCCTTAGGTTGAATTTCCATTATTGTCCTTGTAGCGTTTTTAACATTTTATCTTGTTTTCGTTCATTTAACCATTCTTCTTCAATGGAAAATGAAGAACACTTTTTCAATTGCCTTTCAGTTTCCCAGAGAATCTCGTAGAGCTTTTGCTTTTGTCCCCAGTTGTAGTATCCATCCATTCGCGGATCAGTGGCGTTGTAGCCAAGTTTTTGAATTTCACTGAGTACCAAACTTAGGCTGACTTCCTGCACAATAACTCCTTGAGTTTTCTAAAGAGGGTTAAAAATCTTGTTTTATGCGAGTCTGCTAGTATTTGATCTAGCATAGATGGATGATGAGGGCAGCGACCTTGTTGCCAGTCACAGCTGGACGAATAATTTCGTCCACAGGTTAAGCATTTAATAATAACAGTATTCATTATATGTCGCTGGGTTCATCATCAGTGACTAACAGTACTTCTTTGTTGTCTAGGTGAACTAACTTTAGTTTTTCACCATCGTGCTCGCATTCAAACTGGCGGCTCCATCTGCCATGTGACACAAGCACATACTGTCCTGGCTGCACCCAATCAATGCCTTCACCGACTAGCCTGACTCGCGCCCAACGAGCGCGAATACCATGATCCTTTCCATCTTCGGCTTTTAGAATAATGCCACTGGCTGTTGTTTTTTCACCAAGCCCTAGCAGTTCTGCTAAAATTCTTTCTCTTAAAGGACGAATCATTTGCGCCATGTTAGAGATTCTCCGAATCTGCAATTACCTGCATACTACCATCGCTGTACTCGTATTCGGTAGCAGGACCGTCTGGCGTATCAACTTTTCTAGTGCTTACAACAGTTGGTGCGTCAGCCGCAGGCGCTTGAACCTCGACGGGTTCTACAGCAGGCTTAATGGTCGAATCGGCTGCTGGTGCATCGCGCTTGACTGGAGTAATAGTTTGGTCAGCTTTTAGGCTAACCTTTTTAGATTGGTTGTTGGAAAGGTTAGCCGATGCCTGAGCAATTTTATTAGCAGGCACCTTTACTTCACCGGTCCGGTGATCAATAATATCGCCGCGGGCATTCATTGATGCATTACCCACAGCGCGAGTGTCTCCATTTTTCTCAATAAAGGCACTCATGTTAAACTCTAACCCACGGTGAGTTTTGTATCTTGAATTTTTGCTCATCTAATGAACTCCCTAATATCTAACTCATACTTAATCGGATTAACTGAGTGTAGTCCGACCAAGAATAACAAAAAAGAGCTAACCGAACTGCCGCGGCCTACTCCCCACACAATTTTATTTTCTTTCATAATATCTACCAGATAAATCATAAATTTTAACAACTGTTCCATGTTGCGTTCTCTAAACAAGGACAGCTCTAATGCCACTCGTTCTGCTTCTTCTATGCTGCCTACCCGTTGAGCAAAATATAAATCTAGATCGATGTTTTGGTATTGCTCGGGCATGTACCATTTGCCAACAGCTTCTTCAACAGAATCTGGAAGTTCCTCAATTTTAAACACTGGTGGTTGCCCTAATTCAGCACAGCCTTGCAAATAGCTGTTTAAGGTTGAATGATCTGCGGTCAAAGCGCCAGCTTTGTCCTGATAGAGCAACTCTATAAGGTCTTGTTCTTGGATACTTGTTGCCGGCATATTAGTTGACAATACTATCACCAAAGGGGTCTTCTTTATTTGAGGAATCAAACTGCTGTTTATATCCTAGTTCCCACATGGCATGTCTAATTGCTTCCATGTGTGAAAGCATTTGATTAATGACTTCAGGATTAGCACCAGCAGAAAGAGCAACATTATATTTTTTAGCAATAAACCTCTGCCTTTCCATCAATTGTTCAAAAGTCATTGTCAAATATTGTGGATCCATAACATCCTCTGTTAGTCATGACATGGTGCAAAGCTATTACCACAGCCGCAGCTTGATTGTGCATTTGGATTGGAAATAGAAAACCTAGCACCATCTAGGTCGTCTTTGAAATCAATCACAGCACCCTGAAGGTACTGCATACTCATTGAGTCAACTAGTACCTTAAAATTGTTGATTGTGAATTCAAAGTCATCTTCTGCTTGTTCTTCGTCAAAGGTAAATCCGTATTCCATACCACTGCAACCACCGCCTTGCACAAAAGTACGAAGGTTTAACTTGGGATTGTTTTGCTCAAGCAAAAGGTCTTGAATTTTGATCTTGGCTGAGTCGGTTATCTCTATCATATGGTTAGGCCCTTAAAATAATGTCAATTAGCTCATTTTTCTTCTTGCGAGAATTAACCAAAATTTGGTGCTCGCGAGCATAAGCTATGACTTCTTTCTTAGTTAGCTGATTTAGATATTCTAAGTCATGCCGTGCGCTTATAATCAAAGGATTACTGGCATCCTCTTCTTTGATTTTTTTACTCAACCATTTTTCTATTTTATTTTCCATCGCCAAACATCATTTTTGCGTACATTGCATCGCTTTTTGTAGCAAAAAGCAACCAAGCTTTACCTTCTACAAATCCCCACCCGGCCCAGTCTTCGGAGTGTTTGAATACTTCTTCTAGCACATCATGGCTGATGCCCTGCGACATTTCAAACCCAGCTGGATCAGCAACTCCAATGACCCAAACTTTAGAAGGCTTTGGGCCATCGTAGTAACTGTAACTTTGCGAGAAGCTCTTGGTTGCTAATAGTTTCATTTAACTATTGGTGGAAATTCTTTTCTGGAGCCAATTTAGCAATAATCCATAGAAAGGAAGTATGACCAAAAGACTAACAAGAATCTTGGCCCAGCTATTATTGGTTGCTACAATGTGCCAGTTAGCAGCCATAAACTCATTGGCGCCATAAGCAAACGCTGTAAAGAAAAACACATAGGTGTCAATGAATGTGCTTACCACACAACTCAGAGCCGGCGCAATCCACCAGGTACTGTACTTTTCACGCAGGTATTGGAAGACATATACATCAAGTAGGTTACTGATAAAATAAGCAACACCTGATCCAAGACCAATTCTAAATGCCACTGAGTCTGGTGCGCCACCAAGCTTGACCACTAGCATACTAGCAAGAATTGCAGGAATAAATGCAAGGTTAATTACTGCTCGCCCAGTTTCCTTGCCAATCATTCTTACAGTAAGGTCGGTAAGAACAACTACCAATGGAAAGGTAAAGGCTGCGGCGGCGAGTGGGTGACCAGCAATGTTAAACTTGAATTGAACAAGATAGTTACTGACAGCAATAATAAAAATATGTGCAGCCATTAACTTATAAGCTAGGGAGCGATCTACCCCCTGTAAAAGTTTATCTAGCATTGATTATCTCCTTTGATTAATTTATGTAAACAACTCTTCATTCCACTCGCGATGGCCTTCACGGAAAGCCATGTTGGACTGTGTTTCGCGTACTTCTACTCGATAGCACCAGAGACGAGCTGCTTCTCCGGGTCCCCACAGATCAGGAATATAAACTCCATTGACATACTTGTAGAGCATGTCAGCAAGTCCTTCACAACCCAGTCGGGGCAATATGGTTAGTTTGGCCATTTTCTTTTCTTGCAACAACTTAAAGGTTTCCAACTCTGGATCGTCTTGTGCTACCAAAAGTGTATGATCAAACTGATCTTCGAGGATCTTTTTAAGTTCTTTGAGGCCACCATAGTCCGCGGCCCAATTACGCACATCAAGATCGTCTGTGCCAAAATAAAACTTCATGCTAAAACTATAGCCGTGAATTAGATTACAATGACTATCTGCTCGCCACTGTCGATATGCACAAGGAAACGCATCGTGATACTCTTTGGTTGATGTGTACTTGTACTGCTTACTTGAACGCCAAGGGTGGTGACTAAAGTCACCGTTATTTAAATCTGCCATCTCTTTCTCCTTTAAAAGATGGCATGCAGAATATTTAAAGAGGGATGAATGCCTAAAGACCTCTGTTAGAAACATATTTATCGCTATGTTATCTATTAATTAACTCATTAATGCCTAATGCTTTAAATGCTCGCTGTACTCCAACAACCTGACTCCAACAGTCCCATAGCGCATGGTGAGCAGCACCTTTGGGTCGTTCAAGTCCGGGCACCAAAGCATAGAGTGTGCGAGCGTCTCGAGCCTGCCAATACTTCCAAGCAACACCGCGCTTGAGTTCTCGACTAAAGTGTTCCAAGATATTAAGGTCGAAGCCGGTACCATTGGCCCAGATAGCATCTACACCACCGCACCAACGATGAAAGTCAGCCAGCACATCACGAATGTCATGTCGGTTGTCTTCGGCAAAGGCTTCTTCTCGTACTTCGTCGCTTTGTTGACCCCACCACTCTAAGGTAGCGTCATCAATGACATGATCAAGTCCTTCATACCCTTCAAAACTTACTCGGCGGTAAAATGTATCCATGCTGTCGAGGTCGCGATCAGCATCATCTTTCCACGGATTAAAACGCACGGCTCCTATTGTAAGCATGAGACTGTTGGGCTTGGTACCCAAGGTCTCAAGGTCGACCATAATGTGATTTCCGGGATTAGCCTTGTTCATCGGTAACTTCCGCCTTTGTCAACATCCAACTGCCATCTCCCTGATCTGTCCACTTCAGGGTATCGCCTTCTTTCCATCCTGCTTTTTCTAGGAGATCAGGAGGAAATTCTAAGATAGCATCACCGGTTTCAGGGTCTTCTTGCACAGTTAAGACCCATGTGTTTTCTGTACTCATTTTTAACTCATTTAATTTTTTGTTTATTAAAATCGTAAGTGCTCAACATCTGAGGACAAAGAGTAGCCATATGTTCAAGCTCGCTTTGACTGGGGTGATGTCTCATAATCCAACGAGCCCGTTCTCTAATGCTACCCGGAACTCGTGGTGTTGCCTGAGGAATCAATAGGTCTTCAATCAGTCTCATACCCTCAAGCATGGCTCTGTATCGTTGATCGGGCATTGTCATTTGTATTCTCGCTTTCCAAATATATTAGGTCCAAAGTGCCTGTCGAATCTTAATAAGGCGAATCATCATAGCTTCGTCTTCTTTTTCGTAGGCAAGTTCAATTTTTCGAAGTAATTTAAGTGCCTTGTCGCCTTGCTTCTTAAGAGCCGGATTCTTGGTATCTTTTAAGCTACCCCAAAGACTTCCACCGTTTTCGGCACGACAAGCATCACAGTAAGCACTCCAGCCGCTTGATTCATATGGATCTGGTCGATTGCGATAGGTAGTAGTCCACCAAGTATAAAGTTCTATAATCTCCTTAGCAGCCTTAGCTTGATAGGTCGGTTCTGCTTTGTGCTTCTCATGATCTTCTAACCATTCTTCGTTGGTAAGAGTACTAGCCCATTGCAGATATTCTATACCAGCTTCTGGACAGCGCCATGTGCGCCAGCGCAACCATCCACTGCGATACCAAGGTACATTATACTTGGTTTTCATTTCGTCGCTCCATAGGCAGTGATGCCAGGCTTGTTCAATTTCAACAAAATCCACAAGCTCATTGAAAAGGCATGGCAGGAAACGATTGCCTACATCACTCCATTGACCAGGTTTGATGTCTCGAGGATGTGCAGTAAGGCGATGGCTATGACTGACCCAACGATTGTTAACATAGTAACGAATGTTGTCTAATTTGTCCATGGGCCAATTGATAAAGTTTTGTACGGCATCTAAACCTTCTTCTGCAAGCCAGTAGCGAACAGAATGCTTGCTCTTGGCCTGTTTGGTCCAGTCATCCCATTCTTCAGATGTACCTGCTCCAAGCTTTTTAGTGCCACGAAGCCAGTCTGCAAATTTGCTACATGACCAATAGTTGCTACGCATTACTCTTCTACCTTGTTAGTTGTTACGCCTGCTTGGCGCAGAAAATTTAAACCATCATCGCTTCTGTAATTATGTCGCCAAAAAACTTGTTTTATTCCGCTTTGAAAAACCAGTTTGGCACATTCCATGCATGGCGAATGAGTGACAAACAACACAGCACCTTCGGAACTTTCTGGACTGCGGGCTACCTTGGCAATAGCGTTGGCTTCGGCATGAAGCACTTCAGGTTTGGTTTTGAGTTCTTTGATTTCTCTTTGAGGTACCCCGTCAACTATGGCAACAACAACCTCTTCTTCACAATTATTATCCCAACCCGCCGGCATGCCATTGTAGCCAATGCTGATAATTCTATCATCCTTGACAAGTATCGCACCGACCTGAAGCCTGCGAGCTGTGCTAAGTCTAGCATAGTTTTCGGCAGTTTGCATGTGGGCTTTGATATGTTTTGGCTTCATGATATAAGTATAACAAGAAATAAGGAGCAAGTCAATGGAAACAATTTTTATTCACGGCGCCAATGCTTCCAAAACTTCATGGAACTGGGCCGGATCTAAAATCAATCCGCATCGCTGTTTGACTTGGAGCATGATGCTAGATCCAGAAGTTAATCTAAAAGCCATGGAAGACGAACTACCTGACCGCTGTGTCATAGTAGGTCACAGCATGGGTGGTCTTTACGCATGGCACTTGGCAAATCGAAATCCCAACAAGATTGTGCATGGAATCAGTGTTGGCACACCCTTTGGTGGATCTATCCAAGCTGGCTTTTGGAAAATGTTCAACCTTAATGTTCCTTGGTTACACATGTTGAGCAGAATGGAACCTTGGACTACACAAACCAGATTGCTTGATCCAGCAGTTCCTTGGACCAATGTTATAACCACTCACGGGTTTGATTTGTTTGGTGTAGGTGCCAACGATGGTGTGGTCACAGTGGCCAGTCAGCAAGAATTGCATAGCAAAGAAAAAGAAATAACTCTGGACTACGGGCACAATGAAGTGCTACAAAGCCCAGAGTTAACTAAGATTATCTCAGAAACGGTCAGTCGTTATTCTTAACGCCAAACAGTTGTAAGAGATTAATAAAGAGGTTGATAAAGTCAAGGTACAATGTCAAGGCACCTCGTACTTCGGCCAACCCTGTATCTGCTTCCACACTGAGCTCTTCGCGAATCTTTTGTGTGTCGTAGGCTGTTAGTCCTAGAAAGATGATAATAGCTAAAGCACTGATAACCATTTGCATTACAGTACTGCCAATAAAGATATTTACAATGCTGGCAATAACGATTGCAATCAGTCCAACAAACATGAACTTGCCCATGCTGTCAAGGCTGGACTTGGTAAAATAGCCATACCCGCTCATTACAATAAACAAAATGGCAGCACCCATAAATGCGCTGACAATACTGCCCATGGTAAACACCGCAAAGATTGTGGCAAAGCTGAGACCCATTAGAGCCGCAAAGCCATGTAGCATAAGCTGAGCACCTTGCTTACCAACCTTTTCCATTAGGAAAACAATGGCAAAAACTGCTGCCAGCGGTGCAAAGATTACAATCCATTTCATTATGCCAGTAAAGAAGAAAGCCAACAAAGCCGGCGAGGTGCCAACAAGGTAACTTACAATCATACTGGTAATCACGGCCAAACTCATGTGACCATAAACACGAGCCATAGCCGAGTTAATTTGTTCCGCAGAACGCCAGGTCATTGCACCTGGTTGTGTGTAATTTGCTCCAAACATATTTTGATACCTCCTATAAATTATTTAATCTTAAACAATGATTTCTTTTTGCCTTTGATGTTTGAAAAGGTTAGTTCCCTTTTCTCTTACCAAATCAGCCATGTACTGAGGATTGGCTTCCCACGCCTGTCGCATAACAGGCTCTTCATAGTCTTCGCTGGTGTCATATGCCCATACTTCAGGCCAGCGTTGAATATTGGCCTGCGCTCTGACTACCATCATGTTGATTCTTTTATTAATTGAATCCTTGGGCTTCTTGCCTGCTAACACAGTTAGCATGTCTTCGCCTTTGAGATCATCCCAAGGAAGCAAGGTATCAACACCTAGGGTGTCAAATAAAACTACCCATTGCCGAGCCATTTATGAATCTCCGCAGGCAGTTTCTTTGAGAATGGAAATTGCTATTTCTAGATTATCTAGGTTAGCTTCTACCATCCTCATCAAGGTATTGCCAGTATGCTCGTTGTACACAGATACAGCAAGGTCATCACCGCTCTTGACCAAGAGCAGCTGATTACTTCCATATGTTGCTATTTTAAATACTGTGTAAATCATTTATTCTCCTTTGAGAGGAACAAGTTTTTCAATGGGCTCAACAATTACGCCTTTGGACTTTGGGAATCTTTTAGCAAACCCTTGATTCAATTCAGCTAGGTTTTTTCCTTGACAAATAAACTCTCCAGTGAGTGCATTATAAGCATAAAGAGTTTCACCATGGTTTTCAATTTTCATAAACAGAATTGCATCAAGCACCTTCTGCATCTCAGTTCTCAATTCCTCTGCTTCGCGTCGAACACGACGAACCCATATCCAAAGCGAAAACAAAGCAATAATCAGTAACCAAAAGCTGAAGCTATCTTCAAACATTTGGTTACTCCTGCGGGCGAATGTTGATAACGTTCTCCAACCTAAAACTGCGCCACTCTTGCTTGTCGGTGCAAAATACACTCATGACACCTGGGTTTGGTTTCTTGGTCTTGGTTCCAATAGCAGTAGAAACCGGTAACAACGATTCTTTTAGCGTACACGGCATTTCTCGTTGAGAGCCGTCGACCTTGGTAAAGGTTACCACACAAACCTGTTCGCGTAGCTGCTCTTGAATAACGCCGCGTCGGGCGTCTGCTGTTTCGGTAGTGAAAGTAATCATTTGTGCTCCTTGACAAGATTGTATATGGAATCAAATTCTCTTTTGGCTTCAGCAAGATTCGGATATTGCTTGCAGAGTTCGGCCAGTTGCTTTTCTTCAAATTGCTTTTGCTCAAACCAGGCAATCATTTCTCGAAGCTTGGTTCCAACACTGATGTTGGCAGTACCACCAGACAATGTCTGCGGATTACCATTACCATCAATAACCTTGAACTGGCGACTGTTTGAATCCCAATAAACTGCACCGCTGATATAAGCACCACTACCGCCGTGGGCGGATGCTTCTATAATTGTTGAATCTGTGCTAATAATATAATCAATCATATTTTATTATACACTAGAGTGCTTAAATTTTCAAGTGAGCAAAATACTCAAAATGCTGTTGCAAAGTCCAAGTATCTGGATCTATCATGGTTCCATCATGGGTTTGGTAACTTCCTGCAAACACCTTGCTATAGCGTTTAAATGGCAACCACATGTCTGGTGTGTGACTGCCCCAGCCTGCTTCTTTAAGAGCCATGTGCTTGCTTCGGCTAAGCTTAACAGTAGGAGCGTTTAGGGCCTGCTCCACACTGAGCACACCAGCCAACAACAGGTCTCGGATGCGAGCCGCAGGAATTAAGTGTTCAAAATCTGTATCCTTATCGGCCCCTATTTCAAGGTAATGAGCATCCATGCCGTCGCGTTCTTCAATGCAGTATTTGTGATACCGACGAAGATAGTAATCCATGTCGTTACGAATCTCACGAAGCTTTTGCTGATCATTGCGAGTTGTTGCATATTCTGTTTTCAGCACAATGAGATGCTGGTGACAATGTTCGGCCACAGTCTTATAAGTTGCTGAACTGCGTTTGGTTTTGCCGTAGACCGGTGCTACAAACTGTTGCAATGATTCTTGTAGGTTCATACAATTTATAATCAACTAGCTAAAAATTAAAATTATCAATGCATAGATCAACGCCCAGCCAAGATGACCAAGCATCAAAAGCATGAGAACTCCAACCCAAGCCATATTATGAATTGCAGGTAGCGTAAGGGCTGAGCTCTTCTGCTTGTGGCTTAGCCCAGGCCCGCACTACAGATTCTAATGCAGAGAAATCGTAAAGAGGTTGAGCAGGTCGCTGTTTGGCTTGTTGGCGCTGTTCGTGTGCAAGATTTTTTTGACGATTCGTGTTCATAGTTTTTCCTTAATGCGTTGAATTACTTGGTTAGCCTCTTTGTACTCGGACTCTTCTAGCTGTTGCTGTTCAATTAGTTCTGCAAGCATTTTCATTGCAATCAGCTCTGGATTAATCTGCAGGCGATAGGGCTGAGTCCAGCGAACAGTATATCTGGGAGAATTTTCTTTATCCATTCATGCGCTCCAGTCAGTGCTTTGCAGTTCAATCTGCTCTGAAATTTCTTCCTGGATGTTTTCCAGTTTCAACATTATAGCATCACGCACAGGCTCAGGAAGAAACAAAGAAGGCACCTGGCAAATCAGTTGATCAAAATCTTCAAGCCACTGATCATTGCGTTTCATATTCGCATTCCTTTTCGTTTAGTTGCTTTGCGTATTCGCGAGCTAGAGCCGAAATGGTAACTAGTACCTTCTGCTGTCGACTAAAATCAGACTGCGATTCTTTGAGAAGGGCAATACCATGCTCAAGTCGTTGAATCAATTGATCGGTGTTAATATTCATTATGCGTCCTCCAAGGCAGCATCTGCATTAAATGCTTTTTCTAAACTGGACCAGCCACGACCGTGTACCTGTACATACCACTTGCCTGACCGATAAATGTAATCGTACTCCTCAAAAACAGCACTGGTACGATACATATCAAAATTCCAAAATTTGGTAACTGCAAGATCCTCACCACGGTCCCGATGATAAAATGTGGTCCAGAGGTTTTCGTAGATCTGCTTCATCTCTTCTGAGATTTCGTTTTTATTGAAGTACCAGTCAAAGTCGTGCTTCTCACCAATTTCGGGTTTGAGACTAGAAATTGATCCATGAGCAATCAGTTGTTCGACCTTGACTGGATCTTGATAGTGCTCCATCAAAATACGACCGTTGTGATCTAGATAACCATCCCAGTGGCAGTAAACCTGCGACACGGTGCCGTCTTCGTGTTCAATTGCAATAGTGCTACGAGTTGCCATTATGCAACCTCCAACATGTTAGCTGGAACCTTCCAACGCATTCCGGTAGGGGTTTTAACTGTTACAAACTTGATGGCAATCTTTTCGACAGTACCAGTTTCGGCTCGGCCTGTTCGCTGGCTGGCCCAGCGCACCGAAGATCCGATTCGAAGTTGCCGCTTGGTAGATTTTGCCAAGCAACCGCGAGCAAACTTCACGGCACTGATAATTGAGTTTAGCTGATCGTCAGTGAAATTACCAAACATGATAGATTGGTTAATCTGCTGAATCGGGCTGAGCTGTTCCATGTGCTGTCTCCTTAGGGATTAAGAACCGGTTGAAAGAACCAAGGTGTCGCCGCGGACCTTAAAGTCCTCGATAAACACATGATGATCGTCGCCGCTGTCGCGGATGCAAGCATTGGCCGCAGTATACAGGGCCGCCCAGGTAGTACCAGCAATGCCCTTGACCACAGGATTAGGTCCCCAATGGCTTTCGTAGGTCACTGTAGTAACATCGCCAAACGGATGCGGCTCACTGAGATTGTCTACTTCGTAAATGCTCCAAATAGCACTGAGCCCCAAGCCCTTGCGAACCTCATCATAGTGGTCGCTCTTGGTGCTAAAGGCATCGTTGTCTTGCTGATATGCACCAGCAAGAGCTTGCTCAAAGCGGTCGATTACATCTTCAACACGGTCCAGCTTGACCATGCTGTGATGCATACTGTCCCGAATGCTACGAAGTTCGCACAGGGCATTGTGAAGGTCCTTGAACTCGTCTGCGGTAAGAGTGGGTGAGCAGTTCATTTGCGTTCCTTTCTTAAACAATAACTCTATTCTAGCACCGTTTGAATAACCCGTCAACCTGACGGGTTACTGTGTGTTGTTTTTATGCAACACGAGCTTCCATCATTTCTGACAGTATGAACTTGGCGATGTTGATTTGTTTACGAGCTTGTTCAACTCGGTCCATGGCCATCAATTCTTGTGCATCGCTGAGCACACTCATTGCGACCATTTCTAGCCCACTGAATTTGGCAGTGATGCTATTCATGTATTCTTCGCGGATGTCTGATTCAGAAATTCCGTAGCAGTTCTTTTCAAATTCAGTCATTTGTGGCCCTTTCTCATTTACAATACAAGTAGTATAGCAAAGCTGGAGCCAATGGTCAACCGTTTTTTCTGCTTTTTTGAGCCTGTAAGTGCTTGATTTTTAACACATTTTTGGGCTGTTTTTGTTGTTTTTTCGCAACAAATTCATTTTTCATGTAAAAATCCAGCATTTTTTTGCGGATATGATGCACTACATCCAGGCAGTCATCATCTATGGCCCACTGATAAGGGCACCCTATCCAAGATTGGGTTCGTTCAAACTTGTAGAAAAGTTCTCGATGCTCAGTTAGAGTTGGATCAAAAATTTTGAAAGGCCGGGCGGCCCGTACAAAAGATTTTAGCATATGATATATTTAGTTGTAATTTCCGTAGCCTGGAAAATCAAAAAACCTTTCTAGATAGTGGCTTATGTTTCCGTAAATTATTGCTTCTAATTCTTCTTGTTCTTCGACAGTGAGCATGGTCTCAGAGTCAATTGCTTCATGCAATGCCAGCAGCCAAGAATTAATATTGTCCATGTCAACATCGGACCGCACAAGTTTCCGTAATATTTTCTTGCTCATGTACACATTATATAGTAAACTACATCCAGTGTCAACTCCTTATAAATATGTGAAATTATGTTACACGAAAGCAAATATCCGGCCCTACTGCTAAACGCAGATTGGCAACCGGTTCAAATTTATCCACTGAGCACCATCTCTTGGCAAGAAGCCATCAAGGCTGTAATAGGTGATAGAGTCACTGTGGTTGAGGAATATGACATTGAGGTTCACAGTAGCCGTAGGGCCTGGCGTTTACCCAGTGTTGTGGCCCTTAAAGAATATGTGCGTCGAGACCAAATGGCAACCTTTAGCAGGTTCAATGTTTTCCTACGGGATGACTATACTTGTCAATATTGCGGTAGCGAATTTGAAACTCGTCAGTTGACCTTTGACCACGTTATTCCACGAGCACATGGTGGTACTAGCACATGGCACAATGTGGTAGCGGCCTGTGGACCGTGTAATCATCGTAAAGGTTCGCATTTGCCCAAGGATGTTGGTATGCTTCCTTTGAAAAAGCCAACGGAACCAACTAGTTGGCAATTGTATGTCAAAGCCCGAAAGATGCCGCAGAGCAGGGACTTGCACGAAACCTGGAGAGATTACCTCTACTGGGATACTGAGCTAGAACCTTAATCCAGCAGTTCCTTGATGCTAGGATCGTGATCAATATTGGCACGCCACATTAACCGCTCTTGACCTTCTTTGAGGTTTGGGGCGGTTCTTCTATGCACAAAGGGCCAATTGTCATAGAGAACAATGTCGTTGGGTTGCCAACGCATTTCATAGACACAGTCTTTGATTTCAGCCATGGCTTCCATGAGCTCTTCTACAATTCCAGTGCCGTAGCTGTTGCCGTTTGAGTCAATGATATCTAAGATCCAGCTATCGCTGACCCCGTGATAATTACATCTAGGGCTCCAGCGGCCAGTAATGGGATGTTGTTTCATGGCACTTACTTGCACAATATCCTTGCCTGGGTGGTGCCAGTTTTGTTGAACCACAGTCTTTGATTCCCATCGTTGCCGCAATTTAGGATGCACTTCAGGGTAAGCCAATTCCATGTCTAGCCAGTATGTAAATCCTGCCTCAGGATTTGGCACAGTCTTCATATAGATACAGCGATGAGGGAAGTTGATTCCTGTCACGCGATTAGCAATGTCAGCATGCCAAGGCATTGCAAAATCTTGCAACCTCTTGCTGAGCCTGTTGCTCATCCAGGTGATGTAGCGATATTTTCCAGAGCCAGGATCAGGAATTGCTTTCCACCGCTCTGTGCTTTTAATATACTCTTCTCTTTCCCAAGGAGAACCCCAAAGAGTAAGAAAACGCCAATATTCTAGTTCAGTCCAGTCCGGAGCATGAAATACCAGCATCTTGCGCTGATATAAAAGTTTTCGCAGTTCAACTACATCCTGAGAAAACAGATCAGAGATGTCTGTAAATTCCGTACCCCATTGGGTGTAGATGTCTTTGGTTTGCATCCATTATTTACTCAGTTTGTCCAACATAAGCAATTCAGCATTTTCTTTGGCTGTTAGTGCGTGGGCATTGACTAGCAAAGGCAGCACTGACTTGATCAAATCTAGCACATATTTTTCACCAGGGTTTCTTAGGTGAGAATGTTGAGGGCTAGTCTGACTGATGTAGGTTAGATCTGAATTGGTCAGCATCTCTTTGAGACTTCCCATGATAATAGTGTTTACAATTTCATAGTGATTTTCTTTCATGGTAGTCCTTTTTATTTTATTAGCCACTCGGATAGTGCTACTGTACCATCGCTGATAGATCTAATCTTTTTCCAACCAGGATTTGTTAATTGGTTGTTGCGTACTACAGCACGACCTAGCAAAATTACAATGGCCCATTCTTGACGCTCCCATCTAGGCAAATAAGGGGCAACAGGCTTGCCGGGATTTTTAAATTCTTCAGACAGTATTTGTCTTTGCAGTTTGTATCCATTCCACTCGTTGCGGTAATAGGTAGCATTAGCAGGTACTACAACTCCTTCTGGTATGCGGTCGGCTTCATACCAATGCCTAAATCCGTCGACGATCCATTCAACCATTACCTGTGGTTCCCAGAGTAATCTATTAAAAGGATCTCGAAGATGTTTGCCATGCCACTCCTCCGGTGATGCATTGCTTATTGCACTCACTGAGGTATTGTCTCCGCCAATAACGCCTATGATCTGCTCCGTGTAACGAGCATCGTATGGCTTATCTGCTACCCTAACTTTGTCGCCTTCTTCTAAGACCACTGTCATTCCGGCTCGGTCTTCGTTGTTGGGATTTCCGTCGTACCAGAGAAACATTTCAGCAAATCCAGTCGGTCCATTCATTAGATTGCTCCTAGCTCTTTTAATATTTTTCTATAATAAGGTTCACCGGCTGCTACTTGTTCCTTCCAAGTTTTTCCGGCCCCTGCGTCTGCTGGGTCACTTATATATTTCCATATTTCGATATCAGTGACAAGTTTGTTTGCTACCTTAGCAACGCTGTATGCTTCCATATCAACAACATCGCACTCTACTCGTAATTTATTTGGCTCAGTGATAAAAATATCTCCACTGGCACAGGTCTTGCCAACGCCCGGCATTATAATCATACTTTCAGAGTCATTAAAGTGGATACCAGGCTTCATGCCCAAGGCCATCAAGTTCACATCATGTTGCCATACTGTATTGATGCGATGTATGCCATGCCCCAATCTAATGCCACCGGCTGTGCCCATGTTAATGATTCTTTTGGGCCGATAAGTGTTGCAAAGTCTTGTGGTATTGATGGCTGCGTTTACCTTGCCAACCCCAATGCAAAATATGTTGTCTAGCTCTTTGAAAAGACCCGGAGCCTCGTCTTCTAGCGCAAACAATATAATATCATTCATATATCAGTCCATGAACCTTTACGCCCATGGAAGTCAATTTTGCATCCCCACCCAGAAATCCCAGGTTAATTAATACAGCCACAGTCATCAGACTGTAATCTATACCTAAATTGTTGTGCAACAGTTTACAAATAGCTTCAGCCGTTCCGCCAGTGGCCAGCACATCGTCAATGATTAAAACAGGACGATGTCTATCAAGTTCAATACAACCCAGCTCTAGCTTGTCCGTGCCGTACTCTAAGGCATACTCTTGAGACCAAACCAGCCCTGGTAACTTTCCTGGCTTGCGTACCACATGCATGGGCAGTCTTAGATCACGAGCTGTTGCTGATCCCCAGATAAAACCTCGAGCATCTGCGGCAAAAATAGCTTGAGCGCCAACAGTTCTTCCTAGGGTGGTGAACCAGTCGATACTGTATCCAAATGCCGTTGGATTCTTTAAAAGTTCAACGGTATTTTTGTATTGTACTCCTGCCGCTGGCCAATCTGCGTATACAGGAATAGAGTCTTTGATGTAGTTAATAATGTGTGGAGGTGCGAACATGTTTGTATGTAGCAATCTTGATAGCTGAATGTTTACTCAAAAAAAATCCTGCCGGAGCAGGATTTGTAGTTTGATTTTTGTTATGTAATCTTTACTCTAGTTAGCCTTGTTTCGGGGTGACCTTCTCTTGTGCTTCCATGTGCTTTAACTGAAGCAGAGATTGTAAAAGGTTCTGGCGAATCGGGCCATACATCAACAGTCTTACTGCTGGTCCAAAAATAAAGGTTAGTACCGTCAGTGGCCTTAACCACTGAGCCAGGAAATAGCTTTCCCATAAACTTTGATAGTACTACTACTTTACCAGCATACGGTCCTCCAACTGAGCCCTGATGTGTGCTGGTAGCGCCAATCTTTTCCTGAATTTCAGTTTGTTCTTCTCGCTTGATTTCTCGCCAATAGCGAGCACCCATTGGGGCTAGGTAAACCATACTGATGCCAGCCGGCATGGTGTCTTTGCTGATCAAGTTAATGATCTTTTGGTCGTACTCTCGCAGAGGTTGGCCGCCACCTCCCAATGCAGTAAATGCCAAGCCTTGAAAATGCTCATACATTTTTACACCCAGAGCGCGATCGGCGTCTGTAACATTTGCCATTTCGCAACGAAGTTGCTCTTTGATAATGTCGCGATTTGGTTGTACTGAAATTTTGCCAGTATCCTGATCAAACTCGGGAAACTTTACATACTGGCCCTTGTTGATGCGGTCAGCATAAGCTACCAAAGCCCATGCATCTTGTTGACTAATTTGAACTCCAGGAGGCATTTCAATTACCTTGCTAGAATGTCAATGACTCGCTGTTGAAGCAGATCCATTTCATCCTGCTCAACATAGAAGTCTGTGGTTGGATCCCAGTACTGACCAGCCCGAGGATCATAATACAATACACGGTCAACATACCAGAAAGGGCCTTCCAGTCCCTTCCTAGGTTGCCATTTGTTATCACGAGCAGGCAGTATAGCATACCCCATGCGTCTTCTCCTTAATCCAAGAGGGTCATATAAGCTTCGGGGTTCTTGCGGCTAAACCAATCCAGGCCACGGCGCACCCCATCATAGTCGCTGACCATTTCACAGCCCTTGATGTAATCGTATACTGCAACTTCCTCGGGTTCAAGGATTGCAGTTTCGCCGCTGAAAGGGTTAGCCACTTCAACAGGCTCCTTGTCATAGACCTGGATGCCCGGAAAAATTTCAAAAATGGTTTTCATGATCAGGCCTCAATTTCACTGGACCACTCATAAAACTTGACCTTAGGATCAAGCTTATAGAGAGCACGAGCCGCAGACATCAATTCACGATAGCGGCGGTTAACTTCACTGCGAGGCAGCTCGCCATCACAGGTCAGATTTTCAGGACTCAGAGCCGAGTCAATCATGTCAGCAACTCGCTGACGGCCTTGGGCGGTACGGATTTCGTACTGCTCACCATTGAAAAAACTATTCCAATGGTTCTTCTGATCAATGAACTTTTGAAGTGCTGACATGTGGATCTCCTTAGGCAAAGATATGAGGGGCTTTTTCACGAACAATGCGAACAGCTTCAACTACCCGTTCGCTGTAAATCATGCGACCAAACTTTTCTACATCTTGGATCACATCCAAAAATTCCATGCCCAAAAACTTGGCTTCGTTTTGGATCTGTTTAATTGCAGTTTCAACTTTCATTTTTGGCTCCTTTTTCTTACACTATGCCTATAGTATAGGCTCATTGTACCTAAAGGTCAACCGTTTTTTGGGCTATTTTTGTGGTATTTTTACAACAAAAAACCGCTTTAAAATCAACAACTTAGCAGATTATCGTAGTGCGGCCCAATCTGCATAGAGCCGGTACAGGTCAACAACATGGCTCTGCTCGTTGCTAAACACAACCATCATACGGTTGTTGGACCGATTCCAACCAATGCGTTGGCCACCATAGCCACTGGCCCAGAAGCTGTCTCTAGTACTGTACTGATTATCAGTCCAGATCAAATAACCATATCCAGAGAAGGCTGCGCCCGAAGTGCGAGAAGAATTGGAAATCTGTGTTCGTGTAGCTTCGCGCACATAGTCGCCAAAGCAATCATTTTTCAGTGAGCTGGACTTGACCCAGACGGCAAACCTAATCCAATCTTCCATGGTCAATCTAACATTGCCTGCTCCTTGCCCATAACCAAAATGATCTTGGCCAATTGCGCCAGGTCGTGCAATTCCTGCAGGAATCAAAACTTTCTGTTCAACATACTGAGCATAGGTTGAACCAGTTGCTCGATTAATCATGACTGCTAATGTCAGAGGATCTGTGGTGCCATAAGAAAATGTCTCACCAGGTTGCCGTCCACCAAATAAACTACGATGTTGCGAACTTGCTCGCTCGGTGCGTAGTAGATCTAGATAACTCATTCGCCCGGCAAATATGGCATCTCGTTGTGCTGGGGTTTCAATGGTAGAATCACTGGCGGCTTCCTGTGTGCCGCTACTCATGCGAAGAAGATCAGTTACAGTAGACTTGCCCAAGTGAGTGTCTGCCAGTTCGGGTACCAGGTCTCCTACTCGGGAGCTGGACTGTAGTCGTCCTTCACATATGGCGGCTCCTACGGCCATGGCCGTAACAGTTTTGCCAACACTCATGCTAAGAAATCTAGAATTACTTGATGCAGGAGACTTGTAGCCAACCCACACTACCTCATTGCCATTGATCAGTGCAAAGCTTTTGGATTCGCTGTTGGCCAGTAGTTGCTGGGCTCTTGCTACAATTTCTATTTCGCGGCCGCGCGGCTCGCGGAATACCAGAGTAGAAGGCGCTAGTGCTGTTGCAGTTTGGTAATGATGCCGAGAAGGATTTCCTAAGAGAAGATTATCCGGTAGTGTGGGCCGGTTATCACTGGTCCTAGGCAGTGTTTGAGCCTGCGTTGCAGTTGGAAACAAAGCTGCCGCAACAACGGCAGTGACCGCAAAATAATGCCAAATTCTTTTCATAGCTGAACCTCTAGTCATCAACGATAATCATAGTGTAAATGAAATTGCTTATTTTGTCAACTAAATATCGTATGATTGAACCGCGCATACTTGATCCGTTAAATCAGGACCAACTCAACGGGCTAATAGCTTGTTTTGAAAACAATTCAAAATTACAAGAGTATCCAGGTAGAAAATTTGGATTGGATCTTGGTCCTGCAATGGAAATAGTCAAGCCCATTATTGATAAGGTTTTGGGCCAAGACTCATGGACTGTAGCTGGAGGTAATTTCTTTGAAACTGAAACAGGCTATCGTGTTCACGCAGACACCGGTAAAGAAGGTCCAGAAAAAGTTTGGCAAACATTTGTATTTCCCTTGCGCTTTACGCCCAAGCCCAATGTTGTTCCAAGATTTGATCGAGTAAAATTTTTAGTTCTAAATCAAACATGGTCTGGACCAGCAGCATTTTTTCTAAGCGGAGAAGACACTGAACCAAACGAATACAATGTAGTGGTTAGAGACTATTACAATGAAGGGGTTGGTAATTTAGACGAAATCTCTAGTGTTGATGGCATACTGCTAGAACATTGTCCGCATCTTAATATGAAAAACTTTTACGGGCTAACAGTAGATAAAGTTTTTCAATGGATACCCGGTACACCAATTACATTCCCACGTGACCGCCTACATGTCAGTAGCGCATTTCCGCGGCAGGGTGTAGCTAAAAAACTAGGCCTTAGTATTTTCACTAGTAGATTATAGTCTACCTGGATCTGTGTAGCCCAGTGCTTCCATAGCCCAGGCACGCTCTTTACAGTTATAACACTCACCACAGCGTCCTTCAGTGCGGTGTGTGCAAGAGTGAGTTAGCTCAATCAAGGGCCATACTTGAAATATTTCGTAGAGGTCTATGGTATGACGCTTATCAAGTAGTGCAAATGGACATGTTGTTGTGACTATGCCTTGATTGTTTGTGTATTCAGTGCGATCGGGTCTGCCTGGGTACTCGCCCGGCATAGGCACAGGAGGATGTGCTTGGCTACCATAGAAGATATGCTCAATATTATGATGTTGTCTGGCAGCTATTTCGCCTGATTTACCTTGCTGGCTATGATGTACTGTTGGATCACCTAAGCGTATTGGCAAAGGAATGTTTACACCTGGTACTAACTCATTTACCTTGTTGACAATTGCATCAACATAGTTACTTGCCCCGTCGGCTCTAGGCACAGTCAATGTAATTAGTTCCTGTTTGCTGCCAGACATCTTGAGTTCAAGTGCAAGAATATACAAGAGTATTGCACTATCTGCGCCACCACTAAGCATTACACCTATGCGTTGATGGTGCGCCGGTAGCTCGACTTTAATTTCTCGCTTGTCGTTATCTGGCCCGCTGAAAATAATCATGTTAATGTCTATGCTGTAAATGTCTTAGTAACTTATCTACATTTCCTACAGTAAAAGGAACATTAATAATAAGATGCCAACTATCTTCTGTCCAACTAATTGTTCTATGTGTCATACGAGTGTTGACATAATAAACTCGACCTAATTCAATGTTGGCCTTGCGGTCATCCATCCACCAGTCATATTCCAAAGGCCCGCAGTTCTTTAAAAATGCCACTAAACGAAACACTGGTCTAGGCATACCTGGATGATCTCGATGCGGAACAAAATATCCACCAATACCGCTGTTAACAATAAAAGTTCTACCCAGTGGTTGCCACTCGTCTAGAAATTCTTTAAGGCTTAGGTTTCCAGGAAATGCTTGATCACAATCTTTATATAATTGTGTGGGATGACAGAATTCGGTTTCTTTAACTGGTCTGCCCAGCTTCTGTGTGGCTTCGGCTAGGCTTGGTAAAGCTTTGTGGTCCCATCCTTCTAGCGTTGTAAGAGTAAGTGCTTTACGATTGTTTGGACGATCTGTGCGCGGTAGGTACGGCACCCAATCGTTGCTGTACTTTTGCATAATAGTAGATTGTATCGCATGATAGTCTAAGCGATATTCCAGCGGTTCAAAATTTCCAAGTTGACTAAGAGACATTTCGGCAGCTAGAAGCAAGGGATTAAATCCGCCAATGCCTTGTCGTGTTCCACT